AACTTGGCAACAATCTCCTTAGTCTGGGCAGCAGTGGTCATTCTAACTAGTAGAGTTTTGTTTTGTTTCTTTCTAGGGTAGAGTCTCTTGTTTGTTGGTAATGTAATTTGTATTGAACAAATCAGTTTTTTTTGATTTCTGCATTTTTTTATACATAAATATAATTTATAATATTTTATTTAAATAAGAATGAATTTAGATAAAATTTTAAATCCAGTAACTGGTAGATATGTTTTAAAAACAGGTGCAATAGGAAAAAAAATACTAAATAGTAAAAAAGAAAAAAACATAAATATCAATGAATTAAAAAATGAATGGCAAAAAATTTATAATACAACTAATTCTAGTAATATAATAAATATTATAGAAAATAAAGATAATATTATTTCTGTAAAAATATCAAAAACAGAAAAAATAATAGGATTATCAGGACAAGGAAGTTTAATTATTCGTAAAATAAAAGATATTGCATTAGCCAATAAAGAAAATACAGAAATATATTTACCAAAAAATTTTAGAGGAAAAAATTATGCGAATCCATTATGGAATAAAGTTCATGGATATATGTATTATTTAAATGAACAAAATATAAAAAACTTATCAAAAATTATTCAAACAATAAATATTATAAATAATAAATATAAATTTTATAAAATATCAGAAGATTTTATAGAAAATACAAATAAATCATTTGGAATAATAGGAATTGATATACCATATAAAGAAGCAGTATGGATTACAGATTTAGTAAAAGGAAACCCTTTATATAATCCTATTTTAAATGAAAAAAAAGAAATTATATTTAGCAAATGTGCAATTTCAACTAAAACAATAGAGAAAGCAAATATTTATTTAAAAAAAAAATTAGGAGATAAATTTAAATTATTATATCCAAAATATATTATACTACGTTCAACCAAAACATTAACACCTTTATTACAAAATTTTATTAATTCAGAATATACAATTGCAAATATTGCATATGATAAACATGCTAGAACTATTTTTAAAAATAATAATAAATTATATATAATTGATCCTTGGAAACAAATACCAGATGCGGGTACAAAAAATTTAATTAAAATAATATCTAATTTAGAATTTATTAAAAGAGAAAAAGAACAAACTAATGAAGGTTCGTGCACAGCAGTATCATATGCTAGAACATTATATATGACTTTTGAAGGTGTAGATAAATTATATGAAAAAATACCACTAGATTATATTGTATTGGCTAGTAGATTAATATCAAAATTTCGATAAATAATTATGATAAGAAAAATAAATATTTAAAAATAAATTATATTACTATAATAGTATATTGTTTTAAATTGCTTTATTATGGAACTAAAATGTAATTTTTGTAATTATAAAACTGTAAAAAAATATAATTTAATTAGACATCAAATTGCAAAACATAATTATGATAGAGAAAATGTAAATTTAGAAGAAAATATATGTAAAAAATGCAATAAAATGTATAAAACAAAAATATATTTAATTGAACATGAAAAAAAATGTATTGGTATTGATGATTTAACTTGCTCAAGATGTATGAAAACTTTTAGTAACAGACAGAATAAATATAGACATATAAAAAAAAATAATTGTGAACCAAGAAGTATAATACACGCAAGATGTTCAAGTAAAAAAAGTTTTGATGTTGAAAAAAACACAGAAAAACAAACTATTAATAATAATATAACACAAAATATAACAAATAATAATTATTATGTAATAAATAATTATGGTAATGAAAGATTAGATTATTTAAGTTATGATAAAATGTTATCTATGTTTAAAAAATTTTATACTTGCCCTAGTTTATTAACTAAAGAAATACATTTTAATGATCAATTTCCTGAAAATAATAATATACTATATCAAAATAAAACCTTTGCTAAAATAAAAGTAGATGATGAATTAGTTATTAAAGATTTAAATTTATTAGCAGAAGAATTAGTAAAAGAAAAAGCAAGTAAGGTTCATAAATTTGGCGAAGAAAATAAAAAAGAAATTTGTACAAATATGGAATTAGATAAATATAAAGAAATATTAGATTTATTATTTACTTATGCTATTTTACAACAACCAAAAGATAAATATAAATTAGAAATAAATAAAGTTAAAGACATGATATTAAATGAACCAACAAAATTAAGAAAATATGTAAAATCAATTGACTATTCTTAAAAAATTATATGTATAATTGGTTCAATAGTTCTTTATAATAACTTCTTTCGCTTTTGCTTCTGGATTTTTAGAATTAATAGACCTTTTACATAAAATTGATAATATATTATATTTTTCATTTGTAAAGTTTTCTCGTATTAAACTAACATCAGCATTACTTAGCATTATTTTTTTATTAGTATTTGTTAAATTATGTATTGATTTAAATAAATTATTATGTTTTTCTATGTTAAAACCATTTTCAGTGTATCCTACAAATGAAGTATTTGTTTCGGGTGCATATGGTGGGTCAAGATAAACAAAATCATTTGCTTGAACTATAGCAAGTGATTTATTAAAATCACAACATTCAAATACTACATTTTGAATTAAATTATGTATTTCTTCTAAATGTTCTTTATTTATAATTTCAGGATTATTATAATGTCCATATGGAACATTAAATCCTTTGGGACCAACTCTAAAAATACCTCTAAAACATGTTTTATTTAAAAATATAAACATTGCTGAACCTAAAATACTTTTTTTATCAGTTAATGATAACTTATTATATTCATTTCTAATCCAATAATAGTAATTTTCTTTCGCAATTTTTGCCTCTTCTATATTCATTGGATTTCTATTTATTTTTCCATTACCAGAATCATTAAAATCACTAATAAATTTTTGTATTTGATTATATAATTCATTGTGATATGATTGAATGTTTTTATACATATAAATTAATGGTTCATTTAAATCATATGCATATATATTTCCTTGCATTTTTATAATACCATTTTTTACATAAGATAATAGACTTAATAAAACACTGCCTCCTCCTAAAAATACTTCACGATAATTATTTATATGAATAGGGAAATCAATAATTAGTTTATCTATTATTTGAGTTTTTCCACCAACCCACTTTAAAATAGGTTTTGGAATATATATTTTATTTATAGAAACTTCTTTAACTAATTTATTATCATAAATAATATTACACGATAAAGTTTTTTTATCTTTAGTTTCAACAACACAAGGTGTTTTAATATGTGTCATATAGTACGATTTTTGTTTAAAATCTTTTCCACACTGTTCGCATATATATTTACCTATTTTTAGTTATATATAAACATATATCCATATTTTTAAATCAATTTATTTAAAAATAAATGATTTATTTTATAAATTAATAATAATAATGAATACAACATCATATATTTTTCCGAATAATAATATATTAGAAGCTGGTATAGATGAATCAAATAGAGGTGGATTGATAGGAAATGTTGTAACAGCGTGTGTAGTATTAAAAAAAGCAGAAACAGAAGAAGAATTTAATATTTATAATCAAATTAAAGATTCCAAAAAGTTAACAAAGAAAAAAAGAAAAGAATTAGCAGTATACATAAAAGAAAATGCAATAACATATGGTATAGCAGAAGCAACTGTTGAAGAAATAGATAATATAAACATACTTAATGCAACTTTAAAAGCAATGTATCGCGCAACAGATATTGCTTACAAAAAAGTTAAATTTGATAAAATACTAATAGACGGCCCATATTATAAACCATATATACCATCGGGTGAAGATAGTGAAGTATTACCATATGAATGTATTAATAAAGGGGATTCATTATATACATGTATTGCAGCAGCATCAATATTAGCAAAAGAACAACATACAGAAAATATGGTTAACTTAGTTGAAAATAACAAAGAATTAGAAAAATATGATTTATTAAATAACCAAGGATATGGAACCAAAAAACATCTAAACGCAATAAATGAGTACGGTATTAGTAAATGGCATAGAAAAACGTATAAATGTTGCCAAAATATATAAAAAAAATGATATAAAATTATATTTTATTATTTTAGATAATGAATAAATTAGCAATTAATACAGTTTTAAATAAAAATAGTTTAAATAAACTATATACAGTTATTAATACAAAAACCCCTATTAAAAATAAATTCTTTTGTGACTGTAATTACTATACCTGTACTTGTTTAACAGATAAAAATAAAAAAATGGATTTTGAAAAATATATTTTAGAAAAGGAATTTATTAATAAAAAATTTAGTAAAAATAAAAGTAATAAAACCTATAACTATTTACTAGATCAATGGAAATTTAGTTTTTAATAAGTGCAATTTCAATCGCAGCACTTATGTTATGTAAAGTTATTGCTTTTTCTAAAGAATTTATATTATTATTACACATTTTAATATATAAATCAATTTCATATTTATATACCCATTGTCTATAATTATTATTATTTAAGTTAATTGCATAACCATCTAAATCATATATTAAATATTGACTTTTTTCTAATATACTATTTTCATTAAAATTAATAATAGTATTTAGTATATCATCATATTCATCTACATAATACATATCATCTAAAATTTCATTAAGAAAACTAATTAAATCATTAAATTTTTTTATTTTGTATTCTATTTTATTTATGGAATATTTATTATAATAATTTTCTGGTGTTATTTCTAAATTTTTACTTAAAAATTTGTTAAACATTCTTGACATTTGTAGTTGTTCATGTGTTCCATGAAGAGGCATTGAATCAAAATTCTATTACTTTAGAGACCTTATTCAAACTATTACTTATGCGGATAACTAAAGAAAAAATCAAAAAATCAAATTTTTTATTTATATAAATAAAATAATACAAAAATATTATCGTTTATTAGAAGAAATGTATTTTAAGGATTATCCTGAATTTACTCCTAATATTACACCTAAAAAAATGTTTGAATTAGGAATAATGGGCGGTTCTTATTTTCGTGTAATAAAATCTCCAAAGACAGAAAAGATATATAAAAATCATCATAAACATTTCAAATTTTTAGAAAATATAGATAATAATAAACTAACGCAACAAGAATATGATAAGAATATAAATTTTTATAAGGTTGAAGTAGGAACATCGTATGAATATTGGATGTCAAAAAATTGGATTAAAGAAGACATAGATCCTTATGGATGGATAGAATGGTATTGTAACTTTTATAACGGAAGAAGAAGTGAAGACGATTTAAGACAAATAAATAGATGGAAAAAATCTGCCGGTCCAAAAGGCAGATTTCGTAATCAATTACAAAGAAAAATAAATGAAGTTGGTAAAAATGATGAAAATATTTATCCAAGATTAAGACAAACACTATTACATTGGGGATTAGATTCTAGAAAATTAAATGTACAATAAGTTTAAATAATATCCAATAAATATTCGTAAGCAAGCACTTTATTATTAATAATTAAATAACGAGTTTTATCAGGAATTATTGCATTATTTGTTTTCATCAAACCAAATAGCATTGTTATTTCTTCTATCCATAACTGTTTGCGTTCATATTCGGTATCATATGTATTTATATATAAATACATACCAGTATACTCTGTTTCAAACTCATTAAATAAATTATGTAGAAAAGTTGCATGCCATATTTTAAGTGCTTTATAAAATATATCAGATAAATCATTTTCGTTGCAATTATTTAATTTTTTCAATATATATACATCTTTTATTTCTTTTAACAAATACTTTGATTGTGGAAATGCTATATAACTATAACATTTGTTAAGTAAATCATCTGGAAGATTATCATAAATCATAGCGAAGAAGCTTATAATTTTTAATTGTAAAATAAATCATTTTTTTTATAATTTAATATATTTTAAGTAAAAAATATAAAAATTGAAATTTATAATATAAATAAAAGTTATGGAGAATTTAATTGAAAGTTTTAAAACAATTCAAATATCTAAACAATGTGTAATATGTCAATTAAATTATGATAATAATTCAAATTATTCAAATAGTGATATAATATGCATTAATTGTAGTAATAATTACAATAATTTTATGTTAGAAGATAATGAAGACTATATAGAAATAATTTAAAATTATAATCAATTTAAATAAAAAAATGATTTATTATATTTAAGAAAATAATAAATTTTTTTAAATGAAAGAATTAAATAGTAACCAGTATTTAGAATTAAATTATTCAAATTTTACAAAAATTGTTTTTCCTCGTATGAAATTAATAGATAAAAATAATGATATAGGAATGATTAGTTGTGATATTATTCATACTTATAAAAAAAGAAAATCAAATGTAGAAAAATGTTTTTTCGTTGGTATTACAAATAAAAATTTAACAATTGAATTACATAAACAAAAAGTTAATTTATACCCACAGATGTTTAAATATTATTTTAATATTAATAAAATGAAATTATTATTAATTAATAAAAATGATAAAACAGAAAGCATTGAATTTAAGTTTGATACTAATTATTATACAACTTTTTTAGAAATTATATATACGATTAATACAATTACTAATTTATAAAGTAGATTTAAATAGGAATGGTGTTAAATTAGTAATTGCATTATTATTAACAAATTCGCTAAATGCATAATAAGTAATTGCTAACATTGCTAAACGTCCGTTATTTAATTCTTTTAACTCTAAATCACGTTTAATATATGGGTCTTTATTAACATATAATTTAAGTGGATCAAAACCTAAATCACCAGGTATATAATCTTCATTTTTTCTATTTAATGCCACTGATTCAACAGTGGCGGTAAATATAATAATTGCCATAAAAAATATAGGATTTATTTTTTCAAGTCCTCCATTAAGCAATGAAGGAACTTTGTTATTATCAGATAAAAGGTTGATATTATTCGATAATCTAGAAAGAAAAGGATGATATAATTCTGAAAGTGGCCAACCAACACTCGCCAACATTGCTAATCGACCATGTTTAATTTCCGCTTCCCTATATTTTTTTAAAGTACTCATATCTGTTGCACAATTTAAAGGGTCAAAACCTTTATTTCCTACTAATATAGATGCTTTACCATCAGCAAGAATTGAATTTTTATTTAATAAACCAAATTTAATTGCATTTCTAACAAATAAATTTCCACCATTTTCAATGCCAAATTTTTTTATATTAACAAGTCTTTCAAATTCAGGATAATCAATTGTATTATCCCCATCAATATCCGCAATATTCATTAAATTATTATTACCAAAATAATTTAATAATTCTGTTTTATCAATTGAACCAGATTTATCTGTATCTATTAAATTAAAATCAGTTTCTTTCAACTTGGGGTTTTGCATCATTGTGATTTTATTATTAATATTATTTCTAGTTAAAACAGGTAAATTTGAAATACTAACGAAACAACTTACATAAGATAAATTTAACAAAATAAAAATTTTTTTCAACATACTTATATACATATAATTAATATAACTTTTAAATAATTTTAAAATAAGTATGCTCTTTGTTTAATAACAATAGCGAGTAATAATGAAAACATACCAAATGCAATATGTATATAATGTTTCGCACATTTACTTATTTTAAGATTATCAACAAGAGAGCAATGTTGTTTATGTGTTGCTAATGACCAAAATAAACCATTAACAACTAATAGTAAAACTAATATATTAAGAATTATATCCATTATCTATTATTAGTAAATATTTATTTAGTGATAAAACGATTTTTATATATATAATAAGTTTTAGGACCCTCATACGCAATAGAATATTTATAAGATTTTTTATCTGTTTTTTTTCTAGGAAGACTAATTTTGGAATTAAAAATACTTTTAAGTTTATAAATATTTGAGCTAATTTTTGAATACATATTTAATATATAATTATATAATTATTTCATTTTTTATATAAAAATTGATTTTTAATAAAAAAAATATTATTCTTAAATGCAGAATTGTATTACAAATGAAATTATTGATATTGAAAATATTCAAAAAAATACACATAAACAAAGTACTTTTTCAAAACAACAATGGAAAAAATTAGAAGATGAATTTATAAATTCTTATAAAGAATTTAATACACAAGCTGATATTGTTAAATTTAAAAAAAAATTACAACAAAAATATAAACTTTCTATTTCAAAATGCGATTTAATTAAATTATATAATAATTTAAATATAGACGATTTAAGTGTTAAGAATTTAATAATAAAAAAAAAACAAAAATCAGATTCTGGAGTTTTAGTAATAACTGTACTAACATCAGCACATCCAGAATATATAGATAAGGATGGAAATTATCAAATTGGTAAATTTTCATGTAAACATGATTGTGCTTATTGTCCAAATGAAAAAGCACATGAAGGTAATAATTGGGTTGACCAACCAAGAAGTTATTTATTTTCAGAACCTGCAGTACTTCGTGCAAATGAAAATAACTTTGACGCGATTAAACAAATTAATGCACGTCTTTCTACACTGGTTGAAATGGGACACAGTGCAGATAAATTAGAAATAATTGTATTAGGTGGGACATGGTCGGAATATCCAGAAGAATATCAAGAAAAATTTATAACCGAAATATATTACGCAGCAAATGTATTTTTAAATATTCATAAAAGAGAAATGTTATCTCTAGAAGAAGAAATTTACATAAATGAGAATGAAAGTAATATACATATTATTGGATTAACTTTAGAAACTAGACCAGATACTATAACATTAGAAGAAATTAAAAAATTTAGGAAATACAATTGTACAAGAATTCAATTAGGTGTACAGCATACACATAATGATGTATTAAAAAAAATAAATAGAGGTCATAATATAGAATGTGTCTATGACGCTATTAAATTATTAAAAGAAAATTGTTATAAAGTTGATATACATTTAATGCCAAACTTACCAGGGTCATCTTATATTAAAGATAAAGAAATGTTAGAAGCATCACTATATGATGAAAGATTACAGGTAGACCAATATAAAATATATCCAACAGCAATTGTACCATGGACAAAAATAAAAAAATGGTACGAGGATGGTTCTTATGTACCATATAGTGATTTAGAATTATATGAATTAATTAAAGATTTTAAACAAAAAGTACAAAAATGGAAAAGACTTAATCGTATTATACGCGATATACCAAGTAGTTATATATCAGGTGGATATGATAAAAAATATGTGAATATGCGACAATTATTACAAAATGATATGAAAAAAAATAATTGGAAATGTAATTGCATCCGTTGCAGAGAAATAGGTTCTAATAAAGTAGACGTAAATGATATAGAATTAAAAATTATAAAATATGATGCTTCATATGGAATGGAATACTTTATTTCATATGAAACAAGTAAATATTTAATAGGATTTTTAAGATTAAGAATTAATGGAAAAAATGCAAATACATTAGATATTTTAAAAGATTGTGCATTAATAAGAGAATTACACGTATATTCAAATTTAAATAGTGTAGGTTATAATATAGATCAATCAATGCAACATAAAGGTTTTGGAAAAAAATTAATAAAAGAAGCAGAAGAAATAGCAATAAATAATAAAGTATATAAAATGGCAATTATTAGCGGTACAGGTGTTAGAAATTATTATAAAAAACAAGGATATGAATTAAAAGATACATATATGATTAAATATTTAAATAAAAATAATCATTGTGTTATTAATTAAATATTAATTCAATATATGTTATATCATTAGATAACATAATTCTATATATTTTACATTTATATTCATCAAAATTATTAATATAATTTAAATTAATCATTTTATTATTATTATTATAATGTTTGAATTTATAATAATTTTTATTTGCTTCTAATAATATTGTAAAATATGTTGGATTTATTAATAAATCACTAATATATTCTGAATTATGTTCATACATATATCCTGGATAAATTATAAAAACTTTTCCTTTTACAGCAACTTCATATAAATAAGAATTTAAACAATAATTAATATGATCATATTTAATTATATAAGAATTATCAGAATATTTTTCTATTTTTAAAGGATTTAGGATTTTTCTTATATGATTAATTTTATTAGTTAATTTTTTTATTTCTAAATCAATATCTTTTATTCTTTTATCAATTAAAATATCAAATATATCATCTATTAATATAGACATATAGAATTAATATTATAATTAATATATTTTTATATAAATAATTTAATATTTATTTTATATAAGGTAATGAATAAATTTAAAAATACATTATTAATAATTGTATTTAATGATTCTAAATGTTGCTATAATAAAGATTTTTTTACAAAATTATATAGTAGTCATTTTAATAATATAATATATTACAGTCATAATAATACAAATAATTATTGTGAAAATATTAATTATTTACAAATAGAAAAAGGAGCATTTGTTTATAATATTTTTAATCATTTGTATAATAATTATAAAGATTTAATTGATAACTGTGATGGCATTTTTTATACTATGGACGATAATATAATTAACATAAATCTATTAAATTTATATTCAACTGATAAAATAATATATTTTTATAACGATTTAGATATTCCAAAAAAATATAATTGGATACAAAAATATGAAAAAGATAAATTAGAAAGATTAAAAAAAAATAATAATTTTAAAAAATACAATATAACTAAATTTACAAATGATTTTGCAGATTTTTTTTATCTTCCACGAAAATATTTAACGCCATCATTATTTGATTTATTTGATATATTTTCTAGATATAATATATTTTTAGAATTGGTTATACCAAGTGTTATTAATAATATAGAAAAAGATAAAAATAATTACCATACTTTTAAAAGTGATATTATATCAAAATTTAATAATATAAATGTAACTGAAAAATATATTAATAAAAGTTTTAAAATAGAACATAATTTAATTTTACATCCTATAAAAATATTTAGAGAACCTGAATTTATAAATACTTTAAGCAACTGTTTTTTAAAAAAGAAATGTATAATAATTATAACAAATAATGCACCTACAGATGAAATTCTAAAACATATAAATAATGTGAATTATAATACAATTATAGTCGCTGATATAAATACGCCATATAATGAATATGTTGATTTAAATTGTATATTTTTAAGTTTAGAATTTCAAAATACATATTTTAAAAAATTAAGCGAAGCAATTCCATTTAATAATTATTCAAGAAAAATAATAGGATATTTATACGCAATAATTAATAATTATGAAATAATATATGAAACCGATGATAATATAGAACATATTGATAATTTTGATAATATTTTAGTAAATAATTCTTCAAAAATTTTAGAATCTAGTTGCAAATATATAAATATGACAAACTATTTTTATAACAATAAATTGTGGGAAAGAGGTTTTCCAATTAAATATTTAGCTAATAATAATTATAATGTAAAAGATACTAATAAAACACCATCAATTATAAGTGGATTAGTAAAAGATAATGAATTATTAAATATAGTTACGTGTGATAATTATACTGTAAAAAATAGTAATGTATTTATAAATAATAATAATATAGCAGTTTTTAATTCCAAAAATACATTTTGGTTAAATAAAGATTTATATTGCTCTCTTATATTACCTTCATCATTATCTAAAGATATTAGTGATATATTTAGAAGTTTAATTGTAAATGTAATATTGCAAAAAACTAATAATAATTTATTAATAAATACAGATACAGCAAATATTATAAGTAATATAAATAAAGATTTAAATATAGAATATGCAAAAAATATTAATATAATTAATAGTATTTACGATATTGTATCAGTAAATACAAAAATGAAATATTTATATTTATTAACATCTAAAAATAAATTAACGGATAATTATATTTATTTTAAAAATAAAAATTATATATTATTGAGTTATGAGAATAATAGTGAAGATACAACTATATATTATAAAAATAATAAATGGGAATATAATAGAAATAAATTATTAGAATATGTAAATAAATTAAATGAAACATACGATTATTATATATTTATAGACTGTGATAATATAGTAATTGAAAATATTGAAGAATTTTGTGCGAATTATGAAAATTTATTAGAATTATATAAACCTTTAATAGCAGTACCTTATATTAATAATTATAAGTATTATACTAAATCAGATTTTGATGCAGGAAAAATTTTATATTTTGATAAAAATATTAATGCTTTTTCAAATAAAATAATTAAAAATAAAACGATATTACCATATGCCACAAAATATTCAAATATTGATAGTAATATATCACATTATATATTTATTAATCTATGTTTAAAATATAATTATGAAGTATTATTATTTAATAATTTAGTTGTAAATCAAAATACAAAACCAAATAAATATATATATGAAAATATTGATAAATATTTACACAAATCAAAAACACCAGAATGGAATAAAATACAAATAAAAAAAGATATAGACATAAATTATATTAAATCAATAATAAAGGAAATATATTTTAAATTATTAGATAATAAAATAATACAGAAAAATGATATAGAAATACTAAATATATGGTTATCATATTTTTAATAATAATAAACATCAATATACTTACTCCATTTAACTCTTTTAATATTTTTTTTTGGATATATATAATTAACTATTTCAGGGGTATTATTAATTTTTTTACTTTTATAAATTTTTTTTTCTTCAATCATATTATTAATATATGTTTCGAAAATATTATTGTTATCCATTAATTAATATATAAATATAAAATCAATTTTTATATTTATGAGAAAAATATTATTATTATTACTCTATTTAGAACTATCAAATTGTTTTGCACCTTTTATGTGTTTAAATAGTAATTTACCAAAAAATATTAATTTTAAAACAAATATTAATAGTTATTTAACATTATCAAGAGCGAAAAATATACCTTTTGAATTTATGTTACCAATAACTGGTAGTTATATAGCAACACATAATGTAAATGTTTTTTATAATCCTGAAATATTATTATTGGGATTATTATCAGTATTGATAGGAAGCAATAGCATGATAATAAATGACTATTTTGATTATATTCGTGGTGTAGATAAGTATAAGGACTGGAAAGTATTAAATAAAGGATTACTAAAAAGTGAAGAAGTATTAAGAGTGTCTTATTTATTAAATGTAATTAATATAATATTAATATCTTTAATAAATAATACAAATGCTAGAATAATATTATCTAGTTCAATATTGTTTTCATATATATATACGCCTTTAATAAAACCAATATTATTATTAAAAAATATTGGTGTTGCATTAACAATTACACAAACAATTATAATAGGGGGAATAATTGTAGATAAAAGTATTATAAATATACTAAAACCAGTTATATATATATTTAATATCATAATGTGGCAAGAAATTATATTAGATATACTAGATAAGAAAAGTGATAAAGAGGAAAATATTAAAACTATACCGGTCGTATATGGAACAAACATAAGTAAAAAAATAGCATTTATATTTTTATTAATAGCAACATTAGTACCATACGGAATATCTAGTCCAATATTTATATTACTTCAATCACCCTTATTATATTCAAATTTACGTTCTATAATATTTAAAAATAAAATAAATAAAAAAATAATAAATGTTGGAAGCATAGTAGTATTATTATCAGGAATTAATATGTGTATTTTATAAATAATCAGATGAAAAACTTAAATCAGCTTTAGGAACTTCTACAACGTTATAAGGTTCTTTATTTAATAATGGGGAATTAAATGTTAATGTATTTGGTATAGAATATATATCATCTAATTTATCATTAACAATAATATCTCTTGTTAAAGGAATTTTTAAATCATTATTGCTGTTTGTTGGTGTCATATAAAATTCTGAAGAATGTCTATCTTTTTGTCTACCAAATAATTTCCAACTATTATTTCCATTATCAACGTCAGTTGCATTATTAGTAACATATCCAACAAGTCTAAATGTATCATCTATATTATTTGTTTTAACATACATATTACGATTAATTATATTATTTGCCAATTGTGTATGCGTATTTGTATCAGAACGATTTAGTGGTGGGTATAAATCGTCATCTAGAACTTTATGGTCTCTTTTAATAGTGTCAGTTTTGTCATATATAGGTTGTGGTTCAGGAATAATTTGAGTAGTATTTGATAATAAATTATTATATTGATCAATAGTTAAACAAATTCTATTATTTCTGCTATTACTATTTGTAAAAAAATATAATAAAGTTACCAAAAGAATAAAAACTATTAAAAAACAAATAAAAAATGTAATATATGTTTTAGTTTTTTTTAACATTTCTATATAAACTATTAGAATATATTATTTATAAAATATAATAAACCAATTTTGCATTTCCCAATATATAATATATTTATGATTTACTTTATTTACCAGATTTATAATCGAATCATAATCATGAATATAGTAAAATCTTTTTACAGTATTATTTTTATCTAATTTCCAATAAACAATATTAGGACCTACTTTAAAATCTCTATAATCAACAGCATTTTTACTATATTCACTGTTATTAAAATTTTTTTCTTTTGACCAAAAAGATACTAATAAAGTGCCACCATCTTTTAAACAGTCCAATAAATTATTTATAGATAATATTTGTTCTTCTACGCTCTTAAGATGATGTAATATAGCAATTGCAATAATTTTGTCATATTTTTGTTTTAGTTTTAAATCGAGAACATCGTGATAAAATACATTTAATTTTTTTTGTCTACAAATATCTAACAAATTATCTGATATATCAAATCCTTCTGAAACATATCCTATTTTATTTGCGTAAATCATATTTTTACCATTACCGCAACCACAATCTAACAATTCCTCATTATTATTTTTAGTATTTAAAAATTGTTTAACATTATTCCAAATTCTAACTCTTGAATTATCAAAAGAATTAGAAATTAAATTATATTGATTAGCGACATTAATATTATGTTCGTTCATAATAAAAATAATATAAATATAAAATATCAATTTTTTAAATTAAAAGTCGTGATAATATTCATTATAATATGAAATTGTTTTTCTATTATTATTTAGTTTTGGTTTATTAAAATCATAAATATATTCAATTTTAGAATGTGTATAACTCAGAGGAAATAAATAATTTTCGTTATATTTATCATCCGAATGATAGGAATATGATTTATCTGTTCTATATAATAATTTTTTCATATAACCATCTGATTTTGATTTATGTATATATTTATTATTATTTTTATAAATATGTATTGAATTAATAATTTCAATAATATTTAGAAATAAAACTGAATATAATTTTAAATAATACATTTATTTAATTATTAAAAATAATAATCATTTTTTTATAAAAAAATAATAGGAAAATATAATTTCCATAAAGTATAATTAATTAAAATTATTTTTTATAAATTTAATATCTTCATTTAGCAAATTAGTAGAAGGTTTTTCTAATATAATTATACTATCAGATTTTAAATTATTTAAAAATAATTCTAAACATTTTGTATTTATTTTTCCACTAAAAATAAATTCATGTCGATCAATCAATGATCCCTTTTCAACTTTGCTATTATTAAAATGAATAACACCAATATCATTATAGATATCATTAAACGTATTATAGTATTGTATTAAATCATTACCTGATGACCAAATATGTGCAGTATCTAAACAGATACCTAAATATTTTTTATCAGTTTTATTAAATCTATTATAAAATTTAATAAATGTTTCAGCAGTAGTCAATAATTCTGTACCAACACCTGCTGGAGTTTCAATAAATAATTTAGAATTATATTTATTACTTTGTAAATAAGAAATTATATATTTTATTGCTTCGAACATAATTTCTAATCCTTTTTCAGGTGTATTTATTGTATGTTTTCCAACATGAATAACTACACCAACACCTTTTAATAATTCACAGGCTTCTAATTCTTTAAGTAATAATTTAATCCACCATCTATCTTTTATTTCAACATATCTTTTATTTATATTATCAGAAGCCAAGTTTATAACATACGAACCATGAACAACTATTTTAATATTATTTGCATCACAATATTTTATAATTTCTTTTGACTCTGATTTTATTTTTTCTATATCAGGTATTGTACTATTCATTGGCGAAGATGCAAAAAATTGTATAGCATTTCCTTCATTGCTATGCAAATGTTTAATTGTATCAATTAATGTCCCTTTTTTACTAATATGTGCCCCTATATATTTCATATTATTATATTATTTATATAATTTTAATATATCATTTTTTTTTATCAAAAATACAACTAGAGTTATTATAATCACCTGGCATATAACTATGTAAATTATTTTCACTATCTATAAAACATTCTCTTTGTAATCTTTTAGAATATTTAAATACACTTCTAGTTATTTTATCAGGTTCTAATAAATTAACAATAAGTGTTTGCAATGGTGCATCGCCATATCTACAATAAAAAATATTACCATTTTTATTTATTTCAGTTATTACATCTTTTACATCTTGTCTTTTCCAGAAATTAATATCAGTTATAAAAAAATTATTATAAAACATTATTGGCATATCTAAATCAATATCATCATCTATATCAATATTATCCAATTCTTTAATAAACTTTTTAACATTAGTATATACTTTACTATTTTTTTGTATTTTTGTTTTTATAAATAAATTATCTAATTTATCCGAACTATTTGGAAATATTTTATTAAATAATTCTTTCATTCTAAAATTACATAAACCACAATCTATATGAACAATATTTGATAAATACACTTTATCATTATTTTTTAATAATTCAAATAAATCTATATTAATAGGTTCTTCAATTATACTATCATCATCTAGTCTCATTATATAATCGTAATCTTTTGTATATTTTGTAAAATGATTTATCCAAAAATTACACATTAATCTATATTTAATATTTCTCCAATATGGAACAATTTGCAAATTAACAAGTTTATTTAATTTATTTTCATCAATATAATCAGGGACTTTAAAATCTGTTTTATCAATTTCTGTAAATGATATTAAATTTCTATAATTATTTCTAATACTTGATAAAATTTCTTGTTTATCTTTATTATAATAATCCCCTTCGTGTAAAATTATTATAGGATATTTAAATTTACTATTAAAATTTTGAAATAAAAAATATAAACAATTTTTTAAATAAATTTTACGTTCTATTGTATTTTGTGTTAATATAACTATGGCACCATTAATAGTCATTATTGTTTTTATAAATATAATTTATAAATATTTCTTATATATATTCTAATTGTTTATTAATATTTTTTAATAATTTATCTTTTTCTTCTATCTGCTCGTTTAAATAATTAATTCTATCTTGTAATGTATTAATTTTTGATATTTTATCATTTTCACAAAGTGATAAGGAATTTACTAATGATTCTCTATTATTTAATAAATTTATATAATAATTATTATATTTAATAAATAAATCTATTTCAATATCAGATAAATTTTTATTATAATATACAAAAGTAAATAATTCCATATTTATTAAACCATATTTATTAATAACTAATGGATTTGAACCAATTTTTAGTAATGTGTTACCAAAAATAAATTCCTTAAATAAATAATCTAATACAACTTTAATTTTGTTGCCATCATAAATAATACCAAATAATACATTTTTATTTAATAGTATTCTTTTATCTAAATCGTTCCATTCATATTTTTTATCACCAAATCTAATAATTATATTAAATTTACATTTACTTATATTTTTAAATTGCAATGATATAACACCCCAACTATAAATATTGTCACCATCACTATCTTTATTATTATTAATATTTGTTTGCAGTGCCAATTCTATAAAATTATAATTAACATCATCATCTAATTTATTTATTTTAATTATAGATAATATACTCATATTATTTAATATATAATTCGTATTTTTTACCAATTTAATACCTGGTGGTCCCGAAAGTTGAACATTGAATAAATCAGCACTATTAATAGTATCTGTATATTCTATTAAATTAACAGGATTACTAATGTTAAACCACTCGTTATTATTTTCATTATCGCTATTATATATATGATTATTAATTAATTCATTATACCATTTAAACTTTGTATTATGTATCTTTTTATTTTTTACATTATAAGTATTAATTAATATTGATATATCATCTTTAAACGGAATAATTGTATAATCATTTATTTTTTGTTTTATGTTAGTTTCTCTATAATTTGAATAACATAATTCTGGTTTTTCACCTATTTTATTTTCAACAGTATTACTTATTTCATCTGTTTCTTGCATAGATGAATCGTTATCTATTGTATCTTTATTTTCTTCTAACGGCATTTCTGCATTATCTATTTCTATATTATCATCTATTTCTGTATCATTAACAAAATATTCTTTTATCTTTGATTGATTTTTAAAAAAATTATTAATAATAATTGCATAAAATGTTAAAAATAATCCAATTAAAAAACTTATTAACCATATTATTTTTGATTGCATTATATTTTTATCTACTAATTAATAATAATTTAAAAAAATATATAAAGAATTAAGTATTAAAATTTATAATGAAAGATACAATTGTAATAAGTGAGAAAGATAATGATGAAAACAGTAGTACATATTCAGAAGACGAAATAAATTTAACTAATAGTATTACATCAATTTTAACAGATATAAAAAAATTATCAGGTAATAAAAAACAAAATAATGATGATGAAACAAATAGTGATGATGAAATAAATGAAAATGATGATAGTGATGATGATTTAAGTGCAAATAATGAAAGTGATGAAGATGAAGACGAAGATGAAGACGAAGATGAAGATGAAGATGAAGATGAAGATGAAGATGAAGATGAAGACGAAGATGAAGATGAGATATTTGATAGCATTGGTGTAACAAACGAAGGTCTTGCTGCTATGTTTCAAGGAGTATTTATAGATAGCAATGGTATAACTATAGCAGATTCACTATCATTAATTGCGAAAGAATTACATAAATTGAATCATAATTTAAAAAAAAAATCAAGTAAATAAGTGTTAATATATGAAAAATAATTAAATATTCTTAATGTAATAATATGAATAATATTAAGGAATGCAAAATATGTTTAAATAGTATTAATTCGGAAGCCTTGCATTGTTATCAATGCAATGAAACACTATGTATAAACTGTTGTAGTAATTTAGAAACATTTGAATTATTATTATTTAATAATATTAAAGCGGTATCTGCTAAATATAAGTGCCCTTTTTGTAGATATATAAATAATAAAGATTTAAATTTATTAAATAAAAAAGATTTAATCCAGTTAATATATAATGAAAAAGTAAAAACAGAAAAAATAGAATTAATAAATAATAATAATTACTTATATATAAATGAATTAATAAATGAATTAAATAAATATATTAATATATGTAATTTATTAATAAATAAATATAAAAATATAAACTTTAACTTAAATAGATATATTAGTAATTAGAAAATATATATATGTCTTATTATACGACTATATGTTATTTTGGTTCAAAAATAAATAAAAATAATATCATAAAAACTGTAACTAAAAAAGAATGGAATTATTTTGTAAATTTATATATTAAAGATAAATTTAATTCATTTACAACATGTTCTAAAAATATCGGTTATTGGAATGGAAATAAAGAATTAACCCATACATTAACTTTAATACATCAAAAAGATAATAATATAATGAATGAGATAATAAATATTGCTAAAAAATATAGTCATTTATATGAACAAGATGAAATTCTTATAAATACTGTTAAAAATACAAGTACAGTTTATATTAAATTTAATTAATATATGTATCCCATTTTTTTTTATCTAATTTAATATTTTTATTACTGGATTTTAAATATAGTCCAAATTTACCTAAATGTAAATAAGTATCATTGTCTATTTTTTTTGGCAATGAAGATAAAAATTCTATTTCATTATTATTTAAATTTTCAACAGATTTATTTTTCCATTTTAAATACGGTTCAATATTTAAATATCTATTATCTTTTTTATGATAATAACAATAACCATATTTAGTTTTTATTATTCCTGTATTATATTCTTTTTTTGTATTATTAATTGCTCCATATTTATCGATAATTGGTGTTATTTTTTCATAAAATTCCTGTAATACATTTTCTTTAAATAAACTACCTATTGCTATTTTATCTAATGCATTTTCCATTTCTGTTGTAAATGTTACATTTAAAAGAAATGGAATAATATTTAATAAATATTCAACAGTATTTATTCCAAGTTGTGATGGAACTAATAAATCTTTACTATTACCACCAGTTTTAACAGTTTTTTCTTTTTTTTTAATATCTTTTTTATGTTTTTTTATTAAATCATAGGTTGTAACAGTAATTGATGGATTTTTTCCTTTTATAACATATTTTTTATTTAATAATTTATCAATTATACCCGAATATGTAGATGGTCTTCCAATACCTTTTTTTTCCAATTGTTTAATTAATGTAACCTCGCTATAAAGAGATGCTGGTTCTGATAAATCACAATTTAGAGATATAGTATCTATTGTAACATTATCATCTTGTTTTAAACTATTTAAATAAGATTTATAATCCTCTAATTCTTTATTATATACAATTAGAAATCCTTTTTCTATTAAAAATTCTTTATTTGATATAAAAATATATTTATCACATTTATCATTATTTATACAATTTATATTCATATTAATAGTTTTATAAACAGCATTTGTCATTTGTGAAGCAATTGTTCGTTTCCATATCATATTATATAATTTATCATGGTAAGAATTTAATTCTTCTGTTAATGTTAAATTAATAATATCTGGATTTACAATTCGAATTGCTTCATGTGCTTCTTGAGAATTTACTATTTTATTTTTAAAATTTCTAATTTTTGAATAATTATCACCATATTTATCTTGTATATATTTTTGTAATTTAAATTTAAAATCATTTGATAAATTAACTGAATCTGTTCTCATATAAGTAATATAACCATTCTCGTATAATTTTTGAGCAATTTCCATTGTTTTATTTGCATTATAGTGAAATAAATTATAAGCATCTTGTTGTAAAGTTGTTGTTGTATAAGGTGCTTTAGGAGTTTCTATTTTATCAGATAATTCTATTTTTAAATTAAATTTATTATTAATATTATCTAAATTATTTAATATTTGTTCTAATTGTGTTTCATCTGTAATTTTATCAGAAATTGCATCAATTACTATATTGTTTTGTTTAAATTTACCAACCAATTTCCAATATTTTTCACTACTAAAATTTTGAATATTATTAAGTTTTTCTATGCATAATTGTAAAGCAACACTTTGAACTCTACCAACACTTAAAAATTTATCATTAAATTTATTCCATAAAATTGGAGATAATTTATACCCAACTATTCTATCCAAAAATCTTCTGGTTTCTTGTGCGTTAACAATATTCAAATCAATATTTAGAGGATTATCAATAGCGTTTTTAATTGCTTTTTTGGTAATTTCATTAAATTTTATTCTATAACATTTTTTATTTTTAATTAAATCTTTAATGTGATTATAAATATGATATGCAATTGCTTCACCTTCCGTATCAGGATCAGAAGCAATATATATATTATCACTTTTATTAACTTGTGTACGAATATTATCAATAATTTTTTTATTTGTAACTACATAATTACCAGTCCAATTTGTAATATTGATACCTAGATTTTCTTTTGGTAAATTACAAAAATGTCCTTGTGAAAAAGTAACAATATACTTATTTGTTCCGTCATTTAAGTATTTATTTATTGTTTTTGTTTTTGTATAACTTTCAACAATAATTAAATTTATACCCATATAATTTTAATAATAGATAATTAATCAATTTTTATTTACCGATATTTTATAAATTAAATAAAAAAAAAATATATTTTTATGCACCGTTATTTATAATTTTAAAGTCTGAATAATTATACATAGTATTCTCAGCGGTTGCAACAGGTAATATATGATATTTATCATCATAGAATTCGGGTACGTGATTAATATTTCTATTTATAAGAGTTTTAAGATTACATTTATTTGGTAATTCAACAGAAATATTAGAAATAAGTTCTTCATTTTTATAAATCATAAATTTAATTGAAGGATTAATCTGTATCATACCTTTATCTAAAGAATAATAACTATTTGGATATTCAAATGTAATATCAAATATATTATTTTCAACTTTATGATAATTAGGTGTATTTTCAAATGCTATATCATAATTAGGAAAAGGTAAATTAGTTCCACTATAATTACCTAATTTATCCGCTGGATTTGCAGCAACAATTTCAACAACATAATTTTGTTTAGAATTACCTGTTATTTTTACCTTATTATCTATAACTTTAATAATAGCAGATACATATTCATTATTAAAATTCATTTTATCTTATCTATATAAAATATTTATAAAAAAAACATAAATTTAATTTTCAAATAAAAGAGATGTATCACCAACTCTACCATCGCCTAGACCATTTATATCAAATAGAGTTTTATTACAAGATACTGAATTACAAGATACTACATATTTTTCAGGTAAAAGCGTACCCATATCAACAGGTTTTTTACATTTAGTATGGGGTATTAAATTATCTATACTTTTTTGTGATTGATTTTTCATAATATCAGAAGCATTTTTTTGTAAATACATTCTGGTTTCATAACTACTTTTTACTAAATTAGCATCACTAATATTTTGAACTAAATCATAATTTACCATGCATTTAGGGCGATAATCCGTCATTGAGCGACCATCAGACATTCTTAAAGGACACATATATTCATCTGATTTATTATTCATAATATAATATTATTCTCTCTATTCATAATTAAGAATTTTTTTTATTTATATTCTTCTTTTAATATTCTTTCAATTAATACTTGTTTAGTTCCTTCATCAGAACCATTACTATTAATACATATTTCTCTAAGTTTATCAACAGATAACTTATTTAATTTACTTCTACTATATGTACCAACTCTTATTTCACTTACTGTACTGGAACTATCATCATTTTTTTCACTTTTAATATCCGATAAATCAATTATATCTTTAATATCTGAATCATTATTGGGTTTAATTATTTCATCTACAATATCTGTTATATCATTGGATAAATCTACAACAATCGGTTCATTATTATCTAATTCTGGTTCTTTTACATAAGTATCCGGAGTATTAACATTATCTACTTCTATTTCAATACTTTCATCTAAATCATTAACATTAAATATTTCATTCATTACAACATTACTATCTTCTGGTATTTTTTTGCTAATGAAATCTTCTTTTAATACTTTATTTTCTTTTTTAAGTAATGCACATTTCTTATCTAATATATCATTTGAATTAGTTAAATTTATAATTTTTCTCCAGAAATATAGAACAATCAAAATACTAATAAAACCAAAAATTAAAAATAAATAATAATATAAATTATTCATTTTAAAATCAAACATTAAATTTATCTAACATATTATTGCATATTATTTTTTTTATATTTTTCGCACTATTTATTACTGATAATGGAAATTTTTTATCAGATAATAATTCTATAGCGATACATTGACAAGAACTTCCCTTTTTAATTTTATAAGGAAAAATAAAATTGTTATTATTTTCTATTGCTTCGACGGACAAATTGATAAACTTATCAGGATATTTTTTTTCTAAATTTGTTAATTTATAGAAATGCGTCGTTATAATTATATTAATATTTTGTTTCAATCCTATATTTTCAGCAACTGCATATGCTGTCGCCATACCTTCAGTTGGAGGGGTAGAATGCATTGGTTCATCCATTAAAAATAATCCTTTTTTATTCAATTTTATCATTTCATTTGATTTATTAATCATTTCTAAACATAATTCAGCTTCTGCTTCAAAATAAGATTTTTTACCTAATTCATCTGTTATTCTCATAAAAGAATAAATACAATCATATAATTGCATACTTGATTTATTACCGTATATTATACCGAAAGTTTGAGATAATATAATATTTGATAATATAGATTTTACATATGTTGTTTTACCAGCTGCATTTGGCCCCGTTATTATAATATTTTTATTTAAATCAACCGGATTTGAAACCTGAGTTGTACTTAATACGGGATTTTTCATACCCCATATTTTAGTTGAATTATAATTATCATAATAACAATTATTATAATTACTAACTACTTTAATCTTACTAATTGAATTTATAATATCATAAGTATATATTGTTAATAATAATTTACTTATAGTTTCTTTAATACTATCATTTTTCCATAATTTATAAATATCAGTCATTGTATTTTTTAATTTTAATTCATACGGATAATAGTATTTATTTATAAATGGTTTTAGCATAATTTCTTGTGATTTTTCTTTATTAAAATTATCGATAATTTCATTTGCTTCATTTATAAATTTTATTAATCCATCCATTTTTTTATGTAAATTTTTTTTTGTATTATATAATATGTAGGAAAACTCAAATGTTTGATATATATTATACATATATATAAAAACATAAATACAAAAAAATATAAATTTTAATATATTTTGTTTGAAATTGCCCGTTGATTTAAAAAATAAAATTAAAAAATTTTTTATAAGTGTTAAATAGTTACTAATTGTTAAATTTGTATTCATATATTTTTTTAAATAAAAAAATGGTGCCAATAAACTTGTTATTGGATATATAAGAGATGATAAAGGTATAAAACCTATTTTATAAAAATGATAACTATCTAATATTGGTTCTATTAAATTAATATATTTATATATAAATGAAGATGGAAACAGTGCGTGTATTGCGTTATCTTCTAAAATTTCATCATTTAATTTAAATGTCCATAAAATATCATTTTCATATTCTTTTAATATTTTAAAACAAACATCGTCGTAATTATTAATATATGCGGATTGTCTTTTAAGTAATAACTCTTTATTGTTAATAGGATTATTTAATATTTTCAAAATTAATTTTTTACTACCACAAAGTTCGGGTAAATTCTTTCCCCAATTTTCTATATCAGTATCTTTGTAAACATTATTTGTTATTTCGATATTATTAACTGTATTATTATTTTCCGATGTAATTAAATTATCAAGTATGTGATTTTTATTTGTTGTATTAAAATCTAATAATTCATTTAGATTTTTTATTTCATTGTTGTTCATTTTAATTTACTATAATCTAAAAAATATACATAAATTGTCGCATTACTTATATAAAAAAATGATATAATTATTAAATAACTATAAATAATATGTTTGAGTATATATCATTACATTATAATAATAATATTTATATAATTATGAAAGAACCATATGAAACAATAGAAAATACATATAAAAGAGCTTGGTTTATTGTAAAAAATTATGATAAATTTCAAGATTATAATAAACTATATTCATTTTCAATATTATATGAAAATACTAAAAGTCACAATATGAATTACAGCATTGAAATACCAGATTTTTTAAAATGAAATGCTAAAAATACTGCCAATATTGTTGTTATAAAGTTTATTAATATAAAAATTATAATAAATGGTATTATATAATATAATAAATATACTAATATTGGTTTAATTATTTCTGTTTTTATATTTGGTTTTGATATTTCTTCTTTAATATAGTCTGTAATAAATTTTACAAAATCGGGTTTTTCATTTTCTTGCGTCATTTCTTTTTTAAGCTATATCTTATTATTAAATAGCATAATATATTATTTTTTATATGAACGTTAAATTTAAAAGCCCCTATTTTAAAAAAAAATCTTATATATCGGAACCAATAAATAATATAAGTATAGATTTATATGATATTAAAATTCATAATATTATCAATTTATCCAATAAAACAAATGCATTGAAATTAAAACTATATATTAATCCCGATAATAAAACTTTTTTTAATGATATTGATAAATGCTCATTAGATACTATATTAAAATATAATAAAAAATGGTTTTCTAATGATTTAACTGACGAAGAATTAAAAAATATTTTTTATAATTCTGTATGTGAACAAACAAATATATTGGAATCTATAGTATCAAATAACACAAAAATATATTATAATGATAAGAATTTAGATATTAATAATGAAATATTTGATATTTTTAAAAATAGCGATAAATATATATTTAATTTTAAAATTAAATTATTAGGTTTATTTATTTTTAAAGATAAAATTGTTAATAAATGGTTAATAAATGAAATAAAAATAACAAATTATAAAGATGATGATGATATAGAAATAAATAATTTAGATATAACTAAAGAATGGGAAAATACATTAAATGATACAATAAATAGTTTAGACGAGTATTTAATTATTTATAAAAATAAAATAGATAAAATAAATTCATTTAAAATTATAAATACTGAATTAATTAATGAAATTAAAAATATGGATATATCAGATAAAAATTGGAATAATAAAATATTTATTTTAAAAAATAATATCAAGAATATTTTATCTATTAATGATAATAGATAGTATAAAAAAAATATAGGAAGATGGCTTCAAATAAAAATACAGTTGTTATATCATTTTCAATTGCTTTATTCTTATTATTAATAATGTTGTTACTAATTACATATAATTCTAAATCTCAAGTTGATAATGTGGAAAACTTTTTAGGAGAACCTACTCCCGCTTCTTCTGTTGGTTTAAAGGCTCAAAATAACCCTGAATTTTCGGTAGACAAATCAATAGGATTAAAATCAGAATTTTATAACGATGAAATTTATGGTTCAGACCCATTGGGTGATTCTTATAATCAACCTGTTTCTGAATCATCTGAAACTCCAGAACCATCCGAAGAAGTAAGTGATGAAGAACCAGTCGCTGATTCCTCATCTACCAATTGCTTTCCTAGAGATAAATTAACATCGGATGATTTATTACCACAGGGTGCAAATTCAAAATGGGCGAAAGTTAATCCATCTGGTTCAGGTGATGTTCAAGATCAAAACTTTTTAACAGCGGGTTATCACATCGGCGTTAATACTGTCGGTCAATCCTTACGTAATGCTAATTTACAATTACGTTACGAACCACCAAATCCACAAATTCCCGTAAGTCCTTGGGGAATAAGTACAATTGAACCGGATAACAGAGTTGCTGGTTTATTTGATATTGGTTCCGCGCCAACTGAAATGACTGCTTAAATTTATTTTTTTATTCGTTTAAATTTTTTTATCAAATACTTAAAGACATATATAGATATTTAATTAATTATGAAAAAATCACAGGAACTATTACTATGTTCTTTGAATGATTTTTATAAAAAAAATACTAAATTTAAAAAAATATTGTATGAAATTATTAACGGAAAACATAAATTATCTTTAAGATTAATTGACTGGTTTGTTACTGCATATGCAAGAAATAATAATATTATATACTGGAATTTAAACAATGATAATAATATTTATTACAAATTGCCAAATACGACTGATAACCATAAATATAAAAAATTTAATTTATATTTAGATTATAGAGCACAATTAAAATCTTATGCTAAATTAAATTTTGATTCGTTTAGAAGACATCAACGTATAACATTTTATATTGATAATACTAATTATATTGAAACAACTATCGGTCAATTAAATTTTTTTAGATGGGCATTTAATAATAATATTATATTTTATGCTATGGAAAATTATGATGAATTATATAATTCTATGATTATTGATAGTAAAAAACAATTAAAAAAAAAATTATGCCAAGATATATCTAGAGGCGATTGTATATTGCGATTTGATTAATTATAAATAATATCCCTTTACTATTAGATGTATCCATCCTGTCGCATCATTTATTCCATCATTTGAATAATATAATTTATTATCATTATCTAAATATATTATTACTGAATTATACCATTCTCCTATATTATCTATTGATTTGGTTATTATTTGTGTTGTTTTTTCTAAAGATATTACATTATTATTTATATCCTTTAAATATAAACTTGGTCTTTGTGTATTTAAACTGCTATCTAAGTTTATTTTACTATGATTTTTACCAAAACGATGTGTTATATTATTTATATTTAATGTATTTTTTGATATAAATATATCACTTAATATTGCGATTGTATTATTTGGCAATTCATCCATTGTAAAAATATTAGTTGTTAATATATTATTAATACTAAATTCATACTCTTTATAAAATATTGTATTTAATATATAAAATGTATTTATTTTTGTATTATTTACTTTTATATTTTCATTTATATTAATATTACTAATATTTATATTATTTTTTAAATTTATTATAGGAATATCATTTTCTTCAACTGTTTTTGTTTCAATTGTTATATTGTTTCCAGCATTTATATCTGTTATAATTGTTCCCGGTTCTCCTTTTTCCCCCTTTAAACTTTCTGTTGTAAAATTTAATTCATTTTTCGTTCCTCTAAATGTTATTTTACCACTTTCTATATTATATGATGCACTAGTAAAACCATCTCCTTTATCGCCTCGTATATCTAATGTTTCAAAATTTAATGAAGGATTATTACTTATAAATTTTATTATTCCCGTGCTACTATTATACGTTCCACTGATATAACCATCGCCTTTATCCCCTTTAATACCCTGTACACCCGTATCACCTTTTTGACCTTTGTCGCCTTTTAAACCACGAGGACCAATAAATTTATCAATATTATTATATAAATCTTGATTTGTAATGTATGGCGTATTACCTATTACATTTAATGTATGAACTGTTAATAGTCCCTTTATAGTTAAATTATTATTATAAATATTATCTGTAATATATTTATTTTTATTTCCATTACTTATATCATCTAACGATTTTATTGACAAACTATTATAATCTTTCCAATATAATTCTTTATTATTTTTAATTGATAATAAATATTCATTTGAATTATTTATATTATTATTCGGTAATATATATTCAATATTACTTGATATATTTGGCGATTTTAATGTAACATTATTTATACTTATTTTATCAGTTTGTAATCCATTTTTTACGTTTATAGATGATAAATTTTCATTTATATTATTATCTCTTATATCATGCCCTATTAATACTTTATCACTTGGATTTGCTCCAATATATATATAATTTTCATTACTTTTTATAATTGTATCGTCTATATTTAATTTACAATTTTCAATTAAATTATTTCCAATATATATATTATTATCAGAATAAATATTATTATTATTACCTATTAATATCGAATTTTCTGATAATATTTTATTATTATTTCCATATATTAAATTATTGTTTATATTTGAATTTATAATATTAAGATAACCAATTGATATAACATTATTTATATTTTTAAATTCCCTTTCTGTATCATCATAACCAATTAATACATTTTTTTCACCATTATTAATATTTTTGCACATTCCATATCCTATTATTACTGACTCTTTTACATGATTACCATTTTTTATAACATTGTTACCAATTAATACATTAAATTCATTGTTTGAAGTATTAGATACTAATATTTTTTCTCCTGCATTTTCTCCTATTATTATAGATTTTTTACTATCTAAATTTATATAATTTAATGAACCATCTGTGCCATCAAAATTTAATTTACCTAGTCTGTCACTATATAAATTCATTTATTCTATTTATTTAATCATACATATAAATTGTTTAAATCCAAGATAAATTGTTATTGTATAAATTAATGGTATTATAATATATATTTTGTTAATTTTATTCATATTATAATTAATACTATTAATTACAATACTTTCTAATATAGTTTCATTGTCAATATCTGTTTGTATATTATTATATAAATTTATATAGTAACGATTATTAAAATAATCAATATCATTTTCATTTATTTTATGATATAAGCTTATTAATTCTTTAAATGTATACATTATTATAAAAATATATAATTTAATTGTTTATATATTTTAGATAAAAAATGTTATTAGATGCCGCTGCACCCTATACAATAAATGATATTCAAGAAATGCCTAAAAATATAAATGTATCGCAAACTGATACATTAAGTTATAATCCACCACTATCAAATTTTGCTGCTATTGGTGGCAAAAATAAAATTGTAAAAAAAAATACAAAAGATATTATGCACGTACTTGGTTTATTATCAAAAAATCATTTTAATGGAAAACAAAACAATATTAGAGATATAATAAAAAAATTATAATGATGGAATAATCGGATAATTTAATTCTATACATATTTTTTTCCATATTTGATCCTGCAAATATAGTTTTTCCCTACTTTTCAATAACGGAAAATATTTTAAATATTCATTTAAACCCAAAATTTGAAAAAATTTATATAAAACATAACTATAAGATAAAAAGTTTTTTCTATCTTTGGGACAATGTTTTAAAAAAGGCGCCTGTATATCTCTAAACATTATACATAATTTTTCTTCTAATTCTGTTGAAAATTGCGGCGTAGGTATTCCATTTATTCGGTTTAATATATAGTTAATATGTTCGTAATATTTATTTATTCGCAATCTTTTTAATATTTCTCTCATTTTTGCGTATGTAATTTTTTTTGTATCACTTATTTTTTCCTTTTTTATTTCATTAATAATTTTTTCAAATATTTCATCTGGAATATCTGTACTTTCTTTTCCCTGTACTTGATTGCACCATTCTCTAAAATGATTTATTCTTTTATAACTAAAATGAGAAACATCTTTCGCATTTTGTTTTAATATCGGTCTATTTTGTTCAACTAATAATAATTCTTGAAAACCACAATTTTCACATATCATAATTGCTTCGTGTTGTAAGCATGTTAGTGTTGTATTACATTCTTTACACAATTCGATATTTTCTTTATTTATTTTTTTAACGTGTTGTTTATTAGTTAAAGAAAGATATTCATCTACTAAACTTGTTTTATCTTTATTTGTTTCGCATATGTTTTTATTATTAAATGCATCCATTATTGTTCTTTTATTTTTTTGATAATTTATACTCGATTCTTTTTCTATTATATCATAATAATTGAACAATATATCGCTTGTATCTTTATAATATTCTATTTCGTTATAGTTATTTATATCCTTTATTTGTTTTTTTAAATCTATTATTTTTTCTTTTGTTTCAATATTACTATTCCATAAAGTTTTATATTCTACTGATTCTAAATTTTCTTTATTTATTGATAAATTTTCTATTTTACTAATTATTTCTGAATTATATTTCTTTAATTCTTCTAATTTAATAAGTAAATTATTTTCTTCTTTTTTTTTATTTTCAAATAATTCTATAATATTATGATGCATTGTATCTAAAGTACAATTATCTTTAGTTTTTTCATTATTATTAAGTCTTTTTTTAGATGTTTTTTCTTTAAACATTTTAATATAAATAATTTACTTTTGTCATTCTTAAGTAATATAAATTTTTTTCTTATATTATAGTATAAAGAGAATTAATAATAATGGGTGGCGGTCTTCTTCAATTAGTTGCCTATGGTGCTCAAGATGTTTATTTAACTGGTAATCCCCAAATTACCTTTTTTAAAGTAGTATATCGCAGACATACTAACTTTGCATTAGAATCTATACAACAAACTTTTAATGGAACTGCCGGTTTTGATAATACTATTACTTGTACTGTATCAAGAAACGGTGATTTAATTAATCGTGTATATGTTGAAATGAATTTACCTAAAATTGTTCCCGATGATCATCAAAACCCAGCTGCAGATCACGCAACAGGTTTAGCTAATGATAAAGATATTGTTTTATATAAAAATTATGTAGGTTTACAATTACTTAAAAATGTTGTTGTTGAAATAGGAGGACAACAAATTGATAAACAGTATTCAGATTGGATGTATATTTGGAATGAGTTATCTTTACCCGATGGCAAAAGAGATGGTTATAATAAAATGGTTGGCGAAGATGGTTTAAAATTATCAAAAACAGATAATAATAAATTATTCGTACCATTAGAATTTTGGTTTTGCAGAAATGTAGGTTTAGCATTACCATTAATAGCACTTCAATATCACGAAGTAAAATTTAAAATTGAATTTGCTAGTTTGAGTGATGTTACCGTTAATTTTACTTCAGGAGCTACTGATGGTTCGATATCAGGATTGGTTAAAGGTTCAACTCATATTACATTCCCAAATGTTAATATTTGGGTTGATTATATCTATTTAGATACTGATGAAAGAAGAAAATTCGCTCAATTATCACACGAATATTTAATTGAACAATTACAATTTACTGGCGAAGAAAGCATTTCATCATCTACACAAACCAGATTAAATTTCAATCACCCTGTTAAAGAACTTGTTTGGGTTGAAAAATCTGATACTGTTTCTCGAGATATTTTATATGGTGATAATTTAGAAACCGCTTTGTTAAAATTAAATGGCAATGATAGATTTGCTAGAAGAGATGGAAAATATTTCTCTCTTGTTCAACCATATCAACATCATACTAATATTCCTGATACTAACATAAAAGTATATTCATTCGCTATAAAACCTGAAGAACATCAACCATCGGGTACTCTTAATATGTCTCGCATAGATAGTGCTATATTAGCACAAAAATATGATAATACACCAGCAGCAGGTGATACTGTATCTATTTTTGCAGTAAATTACAATGTATTAAGAATATTATCTGGCATGGGTGGTTTAGCATATTCTAATTAAATTTTTTTATTTTACTTATATAATAATAGGTAAGAATAATGGGTGGGGGGTTATTGCAATTAGTAGCATATGGAGCTCAAGATGTTTATCTAACAGGTAATCCTCAAATTACATTTTTTAAAGTAGTTTATCGTAGACACACAAATTTTGCATTAGAATCCATACAACAAACTTTTAATGGCACACCAGGATTTAATAATAAAATTGTATGTACTGTATCAAGAAACGGTGATTTAATTAATCGTGCATATATTGAAATTGAACTAGAAACATTAACTAATAAAATAAAAGAGAATGGTGAAATAATTAGCGAAAACGCTGAATTAGAGCAAAGTTATCAAAATTATAAAAATTATGTTGGTTTAATTTTACTTAAAAATGTTTCTATTGAAATTGGCGGACAACAAATAGATAAACATTATAGTGAATGGATGTATATATGGAATGAATTATCATTACCTATTGGAAAAAAAGTAGGTTATAAAAAAATGGTAGGTTCGGATGGCGTTTTATTAACATCAAAAGAAAACAAAGAAAGTAATAAATTAATTATTCCATTAGAATTTTGGTTTTGTCGCAATGTTGGTTTAGCATTACCATTAATTGCATTACAATATCATGAAGTAAAATTAAATATAACATTTTGTTCATTAGAAGAAATTATATTAAAAGCCAGAATACATAAAATTAAAGGTAAAGATGAACCGGGTAGTGATCCTATAGTAACATTTGACGAAGATAATATTGTATATGTTACAGATGTAAATAATATATCTTTTCCAAAAATAAATATATGGTTAGATTATATATATTTAGATACTGATGAACGTAGAAAATTTGCTCAATCATCGCATGAATATTTAATAGAACAATTACAATTTACAGGCGAAGAAATAATTAGTTCAAAATCAATGCAAACACAATTAAATTTTAATCATCCAGTTAAAGAAATAGTATGGGTTAATAAAAAAATTAATGATATAACTACTACTGAATGGCCTAATTATCAAAATAATTTAAATATTGCAAATTTAAAATTAAATGGTAATGATAGATTTACGCCAAGGGATGGAAAATATTTTTCTCACGTTCAACCATATCAACATCATACTAATATTCCTGAAAAAAATAATATATTTGTTTATTCATTCGCATTAAAACCTGAAGAACATCAACCTTCCGGAACACTTAATATGTCACGTATCGATAGTGCTATATTAACACATAAATATAACATTATTCAGAATAATGATACTATTTCAGTTTTTGCTGTTAATTACAATGTATTAAGAATATTATCCGGAATGGGGGGTTTAGCTTATTCTAATTAAATTTTTTTTCTAATGTTATTAATATAAAGAAAGTAATAATAATGGGTGGCGGTCTTCTTCAATTAGTTGCCTATGGTGCTCAAGATGTTTATTTAACAGGTAATCCTCAAATTACCTTTTTCAAAGTAGTTTATCGCAGACATACTAATTTTGCATTAGAATCTATACAACAAACTTTTAATGGCACAGTTGCCGCTGGTTCAAGAGTAACTTCTACTATATCTAGAAACGGCGATTTAATTAATAGAATGTATTTAGTTGCCGATATGACTAACGCCAAAAATTGGGATGGATTAAAATTAATAAAATCAGTTGAATTAGAAATTGGTGGTCAAAAAATAGATAAACAATATGGCGAATGGATGTATATATGGAATGAATTATCTTTACCAGTTGGAAAACAAGAAGGTTATAAAAGAATGGTTGCTGGAGGTAGTAGTGCTGCATCAGGTAAATTTCATATACCATTAGAATTTTGGTTTTGTCGCAATGTAGGTTTAGCGTTACCTTTAATTGCATTACAATATCATGAAGTTAAAGTAAATATTGAACTTGGGGCGCCCGCATCGCCAGCTACTTTAGATGGTGCTTCTTTATGGGTAGATTACATATATTTAGATACTGATGAACGCAGAAAATTTGCTCAATCATCTCACGAATATTTAATTGAACAATTACAATTCACTGGTTCTGAAGGTGTTACTATTGGTACCAATAAAGTAAAATTAAATTTCAATCATCCTGTTAAAGAATTAGTTTGGACAATTGGTAATAATCCGTATGTATATAATAATGGCGTAGAAAATCCTGTAAGATCTGCAAAACTTGTATTAAATGGCAACGACCGTTTTGCCGAAAGGGAAGGTAAATATTTTGATATGATACAACCATATCAACATCACGAAAATATACCAACTGGTAGAGGTATAAATGTATATTCATTCGCATTAAAACCAGAAGAACATCAACCATCTGGCACTCTTAATATGTCAAGAATAGATACTGCCGTATTAAATGTTACTTCTGATATTGATGGTGATATTTCAGTATATGCCGTTAACTATAATGTATTAAGAATATTGTCGGGTATGGGCGGTATAGCGTATTCTAATTAAATTTATTTTTATTATCTTTTATTATAATATAGAAGGATTAATTAATAATGGGAGGAGGTCTATTACAATTAGTTGCATATGGTGCTCAAGATGTTTATTTAACAGGAAATCCACAAATTACTTTTTTTAAAGTAGTTTATCGCAGACATACTAACTTTGCGTTAGAATCTATACAACAAACTTTTAATGGTAATGCGTCTCTTGGTTCCCGTGTAAGTGTTTTAGTAACACGCAATGGTGATTTAATAAATAGAATGTATTTTAAAGGAAGTTTGAACAACACTAGTGGTGGTGATACAAAAGATTATTATGGATTAAGATTATTAAAAAATGTTGAATTAGAAATTGGCGGACAGCGCATTGACAAACAATATGGTGAATGGATGTATATATGGAATGAATTATCATTACCCAAAGGCAAAAGAAATGGTTATGATATAATGGTTGGTGCATCTGTAATAAATAATGGTAATACTAAAGATGTATGTGTGCCATTAGAATTTTGGTTTTGCAGAAATGTAGGTTTAGCATTACCATTAATTGCATTACAATATCACGAAGTTAAAGTAAATATAGAATTTGCAACAGCAAGTGATTTACTTACGTCAGGAGGAACAACTGGTTTGACACTTTCTAATGCAGAATTATGGGTTGATTATGTCTATTTAGATACTGATGAAAGAAGAAGATTTGCACAATTATCACACGAATATTTAATTGAACAATTACAATTCACCGGTTCAGAAAGTCTATCATCTGGTTTTAAATCAGTTAGAATGAACTTTAACCATCCTGTTAAAGAATTAGTTTGGACAACTTTTGTAGATACTGATCCCTGGACTTATACCGAAACTAAAAAAGGTAAAATACAATTAAATGGTAATGACCGTATTGCCGAAAGACACGGAGATTATTTCTCTCTTGTACAACCATATCAACATCATACTAATATTCCTGATGGTAAAAACATAAATGTATATTCATTTGCATTAAAACCCGAAGAACATCAACCATCAGGTACTCTTAATATGTCTCGCATAGATAGTGCTCATTTATATGTTGAAGGAAGTGGCAGTGCTAATATGATGATAAATGTATATGCCGTCAATTATAATGTATTAAGAATATTATCTGGTATGGGAGGTTTAGCATATTCCAATTAAAAATCTTATTTTTATATAAATATTTATTAAGTAATTATATTTAATGTATAAAAAATTAATTTTACTATTTATCTATTTAATATTTTCAGATGCTTTTATTGCAAATTTACTTATTAGTAAAAATTCAAAAAAAAATTTATTAACACCTATAAATAGTGTATCTTACAATAATACACACGATTTTACAAATGTATATTTAAGTAAATTGTCTGTTAATAATGCAGAAAACAATGAGCATAAAATAGTAATAGATAAATATAATTATTTAAATAGTTTAAATCATATTTATGAATTATCTATTATTAATAAAATAAAGAAACGTCAAAATATAATTAAAAAAATTAATTTCGATGATTTTTTAATGTTAAATAATTATATTGATGTTATATATTATAAAAATAGTTTATCAGATAAAATAATTTTAGAATTTAAAAATAATACGAAAGTTGTATATTATTTTAATAATGATTTTAAAAATATAATGGAAATTGTTAAACTAAATAAAAATATTGAAAAAATAAATTTAAATTCTTATCCAAATTATATACTAAATACACCATTTGGTTTTTTATTATGTGAAGAGAATTAATAAAAAAAATATGTAATAAATAAAAGAGAAAATATGTTAAAAATAATATATATTATAAATATTATTTTGATTTTGTTAATCTCTATATATCTAATATTAAATTATATAAAACATTATCAATTAAAAGAACCGTTTACTATACAAAAAGTTCGTGATATATCGCAGGCACAAAATAAAATGGGAATTATTTCATCAAAATTAGGTGAAAATACAACACCATCATCGACAATAATTAGAGAAACTGTGCCGGGACAAACAGTTTATATTGAAGGACCAATGGGACCAATGGGGCAACCCGCAAAAGATGGTAAAGATGGAGATAAATTGCCCTTATTTAAATTTATATCATACAAAGATGACACAAAAACAACATTTGATATATTAACAACATATCCACAAGACAATTATCCTTCTGATGAATTTATATTACAAAATAATTTAACAGAATTAATAATACCAGTACCTAGAGGTAAAAGTGGTCGCGATGGTATTGATGGACAACCTGGTATTTCTGGTGTAAATGGCGAAGATGGTACGGTTTCGCAATGTATTATTTCACCTGATATAAACAAAAATTTAAATATTCCGCATTTAAAATTTATAACAACAAATAGTGATGGCGAAACTGAAATATTGGGTAAATATCCAAAGGGAGATAAATATAGACCAACTTCGAGTAATGAAGTTATAATACAAATACCATCTTGTAAACCGTGTAAAGATGGCAAAGACGGCAAAGATGGTGTAACACCAAATATAAAATGTCCTATAATTAAACAGTAAACAATATTATTTTTATTTTACAGCATTAGACATTTAAAATGCTGATTAGGTTGATTAAGTATTTAGAGTTATTTATAAATAAAAATTGATTTAAAAATATTATATATATAATATATGTAACTAAAAATGGTTAATTATAGTTGTGAAAAATGCGGAAAAACATTTAAATAAAAAAAATTATAATTAATTAGCATTTTATATGTCTAATAGTGTTAAAAATTATTTAAAGTAAATCAGATTCTTTCATAACTTTAATTAAACGTGTAATTCCAATTCCACCACCTGAACGTTCAAAAAATTTAAAACTTAAAAATTCATCTAATTCTTTTTCCACACGTTCTTTAGTAAAATTGCTAAATAAAATATTGGCATATCCACCTTCGCTAATATTGTAAAATTGTTTTCGCATTTCAGCAGTATCAGTAGAACGTTGTGCACTACCGATTGTTTCGATACCATTAATGATTACATCAATTTTTTTGGCGTGACCACATTCTAATGGACTATCTTCTGCTTGTTTCATATTCCAGAATGGTGAACTAAAATTTGGAAAGTTTTTAAGGAAAAATACAGGTCCGTGGTCTTGTCTTAATTTTTCTTCGTGTTCATGTTCAAGTTCTTTAGTATTATATTTTGCGGCAACATCAGCATAGTCACCTTCAGGATAACTACCTGAATAAAATTTATTAAAACCAAGATGGTCAAGTAGTTCTTCTTCCATTTTTTTCATTTCATCCATATTTCCCTTCATTTCAAATTCAAACATTGGGAAAATTTTATCATGGCGTCCTTCAACCGGATTTGGTTCATTTCTATAACTTGTACTAACACAATAAAAACCTTTAGATTCGGGCTTAGAAAGTAATTCATATTCAAGCCACATTTGTCCTGTTTGTGGTAATGGCCAAACTTGACCAGCGTAACTATATGTCGAAATTGTTTTAGGATCTTCACAAGCTGCTAAAATACTTAATCTACTTTGTGTATGTACTTCTTGAAAACCTTTTCCATCAAAAAAAGTTCTTAGTTTTTTAACAACTTTGTCGAAATCAGTTGTATTAATCATCCCAATCTTACAATTACTCATTATTTTACTATTTTAATATATGTTATTAAATGTTTAAATAATTTTTATATATAAAAAAATGATTAAATAATATAAAAATGTATTATATACATAAAATAGGGGTATAATAAATTATGGAATTTTCAAAGGACTCTAATATAATTATAACTTTAGATAATGTATTAGAACTTTTAACAGATAATAATACATTAGTTATAAATTTAAATAATAAAGATTATAAATGGAGTGAATTAGAATTTAATAATTTTGTTAGTTCAGTTTCTAAATATTATAATGAAGTTATTGATGATTATATTTTAGAAATTAAAGATGAAAATAATAATACTTTTGAAGTAAATAGTATGGCAAATATAATAAAATTTTGTAATAACGAAAAATATCAAAGCATTAATAATGTTAAATGGTATAATAATAAAATATTATATTTTAAAGATATAAATGATTTATTTGATTGCAATATAAACTTTAATATAAATGAAAATATCACATTAAAAACAGAACCTGAAAATTGGTTAATTAATAAAAAGAAATATTCAATTCACAAAAAAATAAAATATGTTGATAGTGAAAATGGTATAGATTATATTGTAAAATTAATAAAAAAACATGATAATAATGAAGTATTTGAAACATTAAAAGATGCAAATATTATAAAAAATGCACAAGAATATGAATTTAGTATAGTAATACATAACAACATAAAGAAGGAGTTAATTATTCAGTCGATAATTAAAATGTTACAGTATATAACTTTATATCCGAATATTATATTAAAAGATAAAGAAAAAGAAATATTAGAAGAATATCATACACTAATAAAACCAGATATTCGTATTAATAATTATAATAAGAAAAAAATAATCCCGTTATTAACACCTAAACCAATCACTTTAGATAGAAATAATTTAGTTGATCCCATGGAATATGGTGCAATTAGTATTTTAGATGGTTATACAGTAACAGAAAAAGCAGATGGAGAACGTTTATTATTATATATTAATGGCAATGGCAATATGTATACAATAAATAATACATATAATGTTGTAGATACAGGTTTAATAGCGGATAGTAATTTATATAATAGTTTAATTGATGGGGAATATGTAATATGTAATAAACGTACTGATGAATCGTCTAAACATATATATGCAGCATTTGATATGTATTATATAAAAGGGAGAAATATAACGTCGTTGCCATTAATTGCAGAAGGTGAAAATAATTCGAGATATGCTTATTTAAATTATGCAAAAAAATATATAAAAAATAATAATTCAACAATTGAATTTATTGTTAAAAAATTTTATTATAATGATGATATTTTAAAACACTGTAATAAAATTTTAACAGACTATAAATCCTATCCATATGAAATAGACGGTCTAATATTTACACCAATGAAATTACCACTTTATTCGTATTATAGTAACAAACCTGTACAATTAACAGATAATGTAAGATGGGATAGATTATTTAAATGGAAACCACCAGAACAAAATACAATTGATTTTTTGGTAAAATTTGGAAAAATAATAAAAGAAAATGGGCAAAAATTTAGAGAAATAAAATTATATGTTGGTTATAATTCAAATCAATGGGAGGAAATAGGTCCTAATAAAGGATTGCGTTTACGATATGATTATAAATATGCCAAGGAGCAAAAATATAATTTAAATAGTTATCGTCCAACTTTATTTAAACCTACTGTTTATTATTCGCATGGTGTAGAAACTGCTTATATTAAAATTAACAGCAAGGGAGAATTAAGAGCAGAAGATAATAGCATTATAGAAGAAAATTCAATTGTAGAATTTTCATATACATTAAATGATAAAATTAAAATAAATTATAGATGGAGTGCATTAAGAGTTCGCGAAGATAAAACACGTTTATTTAGAAAAGGTGAAATAAGTAAAACAATGAATGATTTAAATATTGCAATTAACATATGGCGTTCAATACATAATAGTGTTTCGCTAGCAATGATTATGGGCAATGATAAAAAATTATTAATTAATGATAATAATAAAATATTAGAATCTGATGATGTATATTATAGTCGAAATATTCCACGTGAATCTTTATTATCATTATATATGTTAAATTTCCATAATCAATGTATAAAAAAAAAATTATATCAATATTCAAAAGATAGAAATTCTTTACTAGAACTTTGTGGCGGAGAAGGAGGAGATTTAAATAGATGGTTAGAATATAGTTATAAATTTATTTTATCAATTGATTTAGTAAAACAAAATATTTATAATCCAAGAAGTGGTGGTTATTCTAGATTAATTAAAAAGAAAAATCAGATAAAATATTCAAATAATGGTGAAAAAATATATTTTCCTGATATAGTATTCGCGGTTGGCGACTGTGCTGTTCCTATTAATACGGGTGAAGCGGCAAAAGTAGTAAATGATAGCGAAAGTGAAAATATATTAAAAATAGTAATGAATAAAAATAGAAATACAGATTATCATTTAAGATATATATCTGGTAAAGGAAGTGATAAATTCTCAGTATGCAGTTGTCAATTTGCAATTCATTACTTTTTCAAGGATGAGGAAAATTTAAATGGGTTTTTTAGCAATGTTTCTACTAATTTAAAAAGAGGTGGAATATTTTTTGCGACATTTATGGATGGAAATAAAGTAATGAAAGAAATAGAGAATAGTAAAACTAATATAATTGAAGGAAAAAAACTTATTACAGATGATACATATGTTAGAACGTGGGCAATTATTAAAAGATATGATGAAACTAATGAAAATAAATATGGAAAACAAATAGGTGTATTTATAGAAAATACACAAAAAGTAATACCAGAATTTTTAGTAGATTTAGACTTATTAATTGAAAAAGCAGCACAATATAATTTAGAATTAGTTGAAACAAATACATTTGAAAAAGATTTCAACGATATTTTAACAACTGTTAAAGCAAAAAATGGAGATTTATCTTTACTTGAAAATGATATTTTAGAATTAGATAAAGATAGTGTGCAGAAAAAATTCTCATTCTTTAATCGTTATATTATAATGAAAAAAATAAATTAGATAAATATATAAATTATATTATTTTTTAATTTAGTAACTTATTCATTGTTACTAGACACATTGTAGAGCGTTCGGTAATATCATATCCACTCGTAGTTGAAATTAAATGAATTAGTTGTTTAATATCATTTGGTCTTAAGCAATGACATAAGTAATAATATACATCACGATTTGTAATCATTTTTGAATAAACAGTAATTTGTCTTTTTCTTAATTTTCCTAGATGAAAACGTAGAATTGGAACTAATTGACTATCTAGTTCTTTATTCATTTTAAATATATTTTTCTTACTATTATAAGTAGTAGTAGCAATATATAATTTATAAATAATATCTTTAATAGTAGAAATAGTTGTATGAATTAGATAAGTAGGGTCAATTTCTTTACCATTATTATCATATAATTTTTCAATATTTGGATTATAATCGCGAATGTAATCATTAATATGATAATCAACGCGATTTTTCATATATGTTGCTAGTAAATTTAACCAAGGATTTGGATAACAAGGATCAGTATTTTCTCTATAGGCAATTTTATCTGAAGAAATTTTTGCTAATTTATATTCATTTTCTACTTTTCTTTTAATAATATATCCATAACTTGATGGATTAATATTTACTAAGTAATTATATGCGTCATTATTATCCTTAAAAACTTTAGGATATTTTAAACCAAGATTAGATAGTGGTTGATCTTGGATATTAATTTCTTCATAATTATACATATTTTTTGTTGATACGTGCATCAATTCCATATAATTTTCGCCAATTTGAGTTGTATAATCAATGTAATGAATATTATCATAGTGAAGTAATACAAACATATATGTTTTATCCTTATCTAACATATTTGTAAAGTATTCTCTTACACCATCTAGACTAATTTTACATTCAAATTTATTATAAAGTACCTCATCAAACATAGCGCCGTGCGTTTTTGTTGGGTGAGAAAACCACGAACTATTAATATCTGGGCAACTTGTTGTACCAATGTGCCAAGTATTATCATAATAGTAACTGGTAATAGTTGTTCCATCGTATGCTTCATAAAATTCATCTGTATCATTATAGTCATAATCACAGGCATTCATTCTTTGAGGAATACTGTTAGAATATGATACTACAATATTTTTATTTTTATCTGGTGCTTCAAAATCTAGAATAACACTTCTACATTGTTCATATAATGCTTTATTATCAGGAATATCATCTCTAATATATGTATTATGAAGTAATACAAGATTTTTTACCCCTTTAAACTTTTTAACCTGTAAAAGAGGCCATATATTGTATTTTTTTAAAATATTAATTAATGATTTAGCATAATCATTGGTGTTATTAATGTTATAATCATTATACGTTTCGGTAACTAAATTGTTTAAATTTAAAATAGGTTGAACTTCATTGTTTTGCATTATGGGGAACTGGAAATTGTCTATAATATAATATATATTTATATTTTATATCATTTTTTTTATTTATAGAATCAATAAAAAAAATTATTTATAAATTACATTATTTGCGATTAAATCTTTTCCTATTTTTCTTCCATTAATACTTCTACCATTTTTTATTTTAAAATTATCTTTAATTTCCTTTTGTAATTTACTAACTTTAACCTTATAATCTTTTTTTTGTTTTGGTAAAAGTTCTTTAATATCAGGTGGGGCAACAATTGTTTTATTTAATTTATTATTTGTTATTTTTTTTATATTTTCACTATTATTTTTAATAAAATTTTTATTTTTAAATATTTTATTTACAACTGTTTTGGGTAATAATATTTCAATAAATAATAAAAATTTAGCACCCCCCTTAAGTTTTTTGGTAATCATTTTATTATTTATTAATGTTTTATAATATCTTAGTGTAACTCTGTTTAAAAATAGGTAAAATTTAGATTTTACTATTTGATAAAAATATCCTTTATCGCTCATACTTATTCCACTGAATGGATGTATATTTTCACTTATACTTCCATCAGGTACCAATAATTGTGCTTCTTCATTCATTATATTAATTAATATTTTTTCATATTCTGTTAATTCAGATAATTTATTATAAATAATATTTGAGGGATTTATGTTATTAAAAATTTTATTTGCATTTTGGTTATATATTACACCTTCACTGTCTTTCTCTATTTTTTTATGTATTCTTGTTATATTATATAAAAATAAAAATTGTATTACATATCTAAATCCTTGTGTACCATTTATTGTTCTTTCATATAATAAATTAATAATTGTTTGGTCATTATTTAAAAGATTTGATATATAAATATAATTATTTTCATTTAACCATAATTCATCTAAATCTAATTTTTCATTATTTGAGTTTGTTACTAATATTGAGTATGGTGTATATTCACGGCGTCTATTTCCAATTTCCCAACCATATTTTGTAGTATAATCGCGTAAATATTTTTTAAATTGGGTTTCATTTATTTTATTATCATTTAATAAAACATATAACCCTTCGTCACTAATTGGTTTTTCCATTTTCTTATCTATATATTAAAAATATATAAAATTAATTTGTATTTAAATATATAAATGACGTCTTCTTATAATAATTTTCCTACACTTAAATTAACACCTTATTTTGAAGAAGGTTCAGTTTGGCCATCGTATAAAATTGAACCATACAATCGACAGGATGATACAACTAATGATTTTCCGGAAGAAAATAAAATAAGTGATGAAAATATAAAGGATTATTATAATAGTGTATCTGCAAATATTTTAAATACAATTACATCACAACCTTATAAAACATTAATTAATCCAAATAATAATAGTACTATATTTTATCCTATTATTCCAAATATTATTGATAAGCAAACAATTTCTATTTTAAAAGATGATAATGTGTGCGATAAAACTATTTTAGAAGAAAGAGATAAACAATTATGGTATTATAAACATTATATTCCTGAAAATTTTAATGATAGTTGTTAAAAAAAATTTCTATTTAAAATATAGAATAATATGTCAACAGATAATACAACAGATCTTACATTAGATTATTGTAAAGGTTTATTATCTAAAACAATTGAGCCGCCTAAAGATATTCTTTTAAATATTCAACAGAATATACAATCAGGGGGTAAAAAAAAGAATTGTAATTGTGCAAAAAAAAAGAAAACTGATAAAAAAAATAAAACAGATAAAAAAAATAAAACAGATAAAAAACCACCAGAAAAAGGTAAAAAACCTTCAAAGAAATAATTTAAATATATTTAAATAAATTCATATCTTTTAAATTATTATTTTTATAATTAATATCTAAAATATTGAAATTATATTCATTTTTAAATTTCCAAAAATAACTAATAGTTATATCATCTTTAATATTTTTTGGTATTTTTATATTAATATTATCAGGTAATTTATAATATAATTTATCATTATTGTTTCCAATTTGTAATTCATACATATATGGGTATTTATTATTTAAAATATTATTTTTATTAATTCGTAATGGCATTTCAATTTTGTAATTACTACCAAATAAATAATCTACATTATTTTTAATATTGTTTAATAATTTTATTTTTGTATTATTACTCCAATAAAAATTGTTATTTTTAAATTCTTCTTGGCGATTTAAAAGAATACTTGTAAGTTTTTTAGTTTTAATACTATATTTTAATGTAATAATAAATCTACATTTTGTATAGAGTGAATTATAGACGCACGTTTCAATAGAATAATCTTCATCGCTTTTAATAAATTTATTTGTATTAATTTTAATAGTATTATATACCATATATATATTTGTGTTATTTAGTATGTTAAATACCGTTAAATTATTATAATCTTGATTATAGATTTTATTATTTGTGTAATATATTTTATTATTAGTATTTTTAATATCTGCTAATTTGCATTTGCTATTCCATTCACATTCTTTGCCGTAATATTTACTATATTTAAAATTATTCATCACATTATTCCAATGTATTTTTCTTGGTGTAATATTATGTTTCTGATTTATATTCATTAAAAATACAAATGCATCGTTAAAATGTATAATTGTTAGTAATACTATAAATAATTTTAACATCTATTTTTATCGTAAAAATAAAATATCAATTTTTTTAACATATATTATATTTTTTCTTTATATTATTTAAATCTTTCTTTGTAAATTCAAAATTTTTATTAAAAATTTTAAAATTACTTATAATATTTAAAATATTATTGTCGATATCAACTATTTTTTCTGTATTAAATTTTGATATATCTGAAATAATTAGTTTATAATCGCAATTATTTAGATATATTTTTTTATCTTTAATAAAATATCTGTATTTTTTTTTTGCTTTATTTTTAATTAAGCATATAAAATCGTTATCAATTTCATTAAAATAAATATTATATGTATAATAGCAACTATATAATGCTAGTATAAATTGTGTATATATATTTTGTATATATTTACTATCAATATATTCTGACTTATATAAAAAATAATTGTGCATAAATACAATACTTTTTTCATCAGTTACGATATTACTATAAATATCATTAGTTTCTTTATCATTAATATAATTTATAAAATTATCTTCGTATTCAAAATAACATATATATTTATTAAAATTTATAATAGATGATATTTTTTTTGAAATAGAGTATTCTTCTTTTAAATTAGAATAATCCCAATTATGCATTTTAATTAAGTAACCAGCATCATACGATTTTAGTAATAATTTATAAAAATTATTTGAATTATATTTTAAAAATCTTAATTCTTTATTTTTTGTAAATGATAATAATTTATCTTTCGTTATATTTGTTAGTATATATGTATCTTTTGTTAAATCATAAATCATAAATATATTAATCAAATAATGTTTAAATTAATTAAAAAAAAATATTTAAATTTTGCAATTATAATTAATAATGCCATCCGGATTTCCTGGTGCGTATCTATGAGATGCTGTTCCTTTCGCCCATTTATTAATATTATCAGAAGGGTCAATTAATAAATTTTTACTATCTGGCATTATACTTTCTTGGTCTAAAGGTTTTTCAATTAATGGGACATGATTATCTTTGGAAACCATTCTATAATTAACTGGTACTCTATTATATTTTTCAATTGAAAATTCTTGTGGGTCATTATGTAACCATTGCCATCTATTAATTCCAGTTCCTCTTAAAGTGTTAGATGGGTTAGATAATCTAGTTGACTCTTGGGGTGCAAAACATTCTCTTGGATTAGTAGTTCCTTTAACGTTACAAGAACTCGATTTTTTATATTTATTTGGTAAATAACCATCGGTGTTACATTTAGATTTTTTATAATTTAATCCTTTTAATTCACTATTATCATCTACGGCATTTCCCATATCACATAAACTTGAACCATAGGATTGATATCTTAATGCTGGGTCTGCAGGAATATCTTGTGCACAATCTTTACAATCATTAGAAGGTACATTTATAGTGTATAAACCAGGACCGATACTTCTTTTTAATTTTTCATCATAACTACAATCGTCATAATTTAAACGTGTATCATTGGGGTAAACATTATAATTCATTATATGTATCTCTAATAAAATAAGAATATTTTATTATATAAAAAAAATTTAACATTTATTAAAATTCATTTTAGGAGGCATTGGGATACCTCTATACATTATTGATTGGCAACTATTTAAATGTTTCATAGATGTGTCTATTGGTTCTGTTTTATCATTTTTAATAATATTGTCATTTGTAGGTATATAGTAATTAGCTCCGCATTTTGATATATATCTAGTTTGTCCTCTTAAATCACTTTCTAAATCAACTATATTGCCTTTTATATGAGATACACTAGTACCTGCAATAAAACCAAGTTGATGTCTGCATTTATCTTTGTGTTCATATCTGTAAGGACTTAATATATATCCTAAAGTATTAACACTTTCTTGTAAATTTTGTTTATATGAACACGTATCATATTTTGATCTATTGAAACTCATAATTAATGATAATCTATTATAATATAATATATTTTATTTTATCGATTGGAATATTTTTCACATCTTTTATTAAATTCATTTCTATTTTTATAAGAACGAGTATCTTCGCCCCCGTGTGTCCATTCAGGAACTAAATGTTTAGGGTCTTGAATATTTTTAAGCATATCTACTAGTGGATAACTATAATTTAATTCTTTTTCCATAATAGTTTTTTTAGATTTATATGGGTCTGTATCGCTACCGCTTAATAAATCTAATTCTTTTTCAATATTACCTTCAGCGCCTTTTAATAATGGAGGTGCTTGAAATACTCTTTCAAATAATTGTATATGACATTTATCATGTGTTAAAGAACGTGGGTCATTTCTTAATGCGGAATAATTATCAATTAAATAATCATCGGATACACCATATCCTGGTTTTCCTCTTAAATTAGGGTGGTCTAATCTTAAATTAGGTAATGATCCGGTTTGACTTTTTGAATTATATATTTCATAATTATCATATAAACTATAGTTTGCCATCTCATTGTTATTTTGTTCTTTAGAAGTTTTCCAACAATTGTCTGAAAATATGTTTGTGTCCATATTATAAGATATCTTTGACATTATAATCTCTCTCTATATTATATAAAATATTATATAAAAAATAATTAATATATATATTTAATGAATAAACTGTTATTTGTATTAATTCTTACTTTTTTTGTAAATAATACTACTTGTTTTAGTAAACCGAATTATTCTTATAATAACATAAAAATGAGGACAGAAACTAATAAATGTTGGAACATTAAAATAAACAGTAATCCCGAAAATGTATATTATGACTGGTTAAATAATGTTTGGTATGATTCTTATTTTAATAATAATCTATGTAATTCAAAAATCATAAGTATTGGTGATATTTATGGTACAAATTCAATACGTTCTATGAATGTTTTTAATACTGTTAATCAAATTATTACAAATACAACCTATCCTGAAAAAATTGAGTATAAAGAAGTTATACTGCCATCCATTAATTATAATAGGGGTTCTATTGATTTTGTAAATAATAATAATAGCACCGAACTAATATGGAATATTAATTATACAAAAACAGATTTAGAATTAATTGATAAAATTGTTTATAAAATATATGATCACGTTATTAATAATACTCTAAAAAAACTAAAAATATATAGCGAAAGACGAGTATATCAACAATGGTAATTATTTTTATTTAAGAATTATTTAATAATTTTATTTATCAAAAATACAAGTTAAATGGGGGAATATGTATGGATTGTTTATTTTGGTGGAATATTTTCATTTATAGCATCAATGGGTATTGGCGCCAATGATGTTGCTAATTCATTTGCTACATCTGTGGGTGCAAAATCATTATCTATTAAACAAGCTGTTATATTAGCTTGTATTTTTGAGACTGGTGGTGCAATATTAATGGGTTCGCATGTATCTGAAACTATTCGTAAAGACATTGCCGATTATGAATGTTTTCATGATGAACCATATACTTTAATGTATGGATGTATGTGGGTATGTTTTTCTGTTGCATCGTGGTTATTTACTGCATCTTATTTAGAAATGCCCGTATCAACTACACATTCGTGTATTGGCGGTATGGTAGGAATGACAATTGCTATTAAAGGTGGTGAATGTGTTATATGGTATAAACAAAAAGATACATTTCCTTATGCTGGAGGCGTTTTGGGTATGGTATTATCGTGGTTTATATCGCCAATATTATCAGGATTAATATCATCTTGTTTATATTCGATTATAAGATTAACAATTTTAAGAAAAAAATATGAGGATAAGAATATTTATTATTGTTTTCCTGTACTTGTATCTATTACAATGTTATTAAATTCATTTTTTATATTTTATAAAGGTTCGAAGGGTATAGGTTTAGATGATACACCCGTTGAAATAGTTGTAGGAATATCGTTTGGAATAGCAATTTTTTCAGGTCTATTTACTTTACCATTTTTGCCAAAAATATATAATTATATAGAAAATAATCGTACAATTACAAATAATGATGATGTAAATCTCGATAATATAAATGATGACGATAATATTCAAAATGAGGAAGAAAATAATTATAATATTACTGATACAAAGGCACAATGTTATAAAATAATTGATATAAATTCTTTTGCAATTATAGATAAAAATGATAAAGATATTCATATAATAAATGAATTAAATAAAAATGCAGAAAAATTTGATGTAAGAACAGAAGAATTTTTTAAATATCTGCAAATATTTTCAGCATCTTGTGCAGCATTTAGTCATGGAGCGAATGATGTTGCAAATGCGATTGGTCCATTTGCAGCAATTTTAACAATATATTGGGAGGGCGATGTTAGAAAAAATTCTGTTATGGACAATAATGCATATTGGATTTTAAGTTTAGGTAGTGTAGGTATATCAATCGGTTTATTATTATATGGGTATAAAATAATTAGAGCGATAGGTATTAAACTATGTAAAATAACTCCGTCTAGAGGCACAGTTATAGAATTAAGTGCTGCTCTTGTAACAATATTTGGAAGCAGATTAAAAATACCGTTATCTACAACACATTGTCAAGTTGGTGCAACTTGTGGCGTTGGATTATTAGAAAGTTCTTGGGATAAAAATGTAAAAGGAATAAATAAAAATATAGTATATAAAACAGTATTTGGTTGGTTAATAACTTGTATATTTGTTGGTATAATTACAGGACTTTTAACGGCACAAGGCATTTATGCACCAAGTGTAAAATAATTTTACTTGATAGTTGCTATATATTTATCAACTGTTTCCAGTGCACCATCAGCCCACGCCTGTCTATTACAATATGTTTCTCCTAATATATATATTTTTTTTTGATGAAATAATTCTTTTATTTTTTTCTGTATTATTTTTGAATTGGTACCAACTTTCCATAAATGAACTCCTGCGTCCCAATAATGTATAGTTATCCACATTGGGTCTTTTATATTTTTTTCTGGAAACATGTCATTTAACATTCTTTTTAAATGAACTTTAATTTCTTTTTTTGTTTTTAAATTGTTCCAAAAAGTAGCATTATAATTGTCGCTATAACTTATTTGTATTAAACCCGTATTATAATCTATTGGTATAATAAATTGTAATTTATTGTCTGTTAATGTTTTGGGCATATCTTTAAACCATACATCTTTATATTGTGCATAAATTCTTAATAAATTACCATCTTTTACAGTATTTAAAATATTATATTTATTGAAATATGGTATATTAGAAAAATCACTTCTTTTAATTGTTAAATATAGATATGTATAATTTATTTTTTTGTTATTAATTATTGCTATTTTATTTTTATCATCTACATCTGTAAGTTCGCTCTTTAGTATTATTTTTACATTTTTATTTATTAAATAATTATATAATACATCACATAAAATTTGTATTCCATCTTTTAAAATAAAAAAATCGTTATTTTCTACGTCAAAATCTGTGCGCAATGTTAATAACGCGTTATAAGCGTTCATTTCATACATTTCAGAAATATAACCTAATGAATTATATAAAAGTTCGACTTCGTTTGATGATAATATTAATGAAAAATAGTTATGTAAATTATAATCGTGTAAATTAATATTATTATTATTTTTATAATAAATTGCGTATTTCCACAATTCAGTTAATGAATTAAATTTTGAATTGTGATATTTTAGCAATTCTGTTTCATTCATTAATTTTCCATTAATATAATAATTTTTATTTTTATTTATATCTATTATCTGATTTTCTAATTTAAATTCTTTAATTAATTTCATAATATATTTATGTTTTTTTCCTAGTCTACCTGCACCAACAGAATAACTCATTTTATTATCTTTATTTGTATATGTATAAATTCTACCACCAATTCTATTTCCTTTTTCATATATAATAATATTATTTGGGTTAATATTTTTATTATTAATAAGTTTATATGCAAGATATAAACCTGTAATACCCGAACCAATTATAATATTCATATTTAATAATAGTTACTTTAAAAAAAGTACATTTCAGTGATTTTATAAAAATTTATAAAACTTTTTAAAAAAATAAAATATTTTTAAGAAATGTACTTTTTTTTAAAGTACAAATTAATAATTAATCAAATACTATACAATCTTTATTTTTGTTTATTAATTACTATCATTAATATTTTTAATATAAATAGTTGAAATAGAACATATTCTAACGCAATTACTTTTATAAAAATATTTGCACAATAAAGAACAGTTGGGTCAATCCTTTTATCAATGTCTATATATAGTTTCTTTATTTTTATAATATTCAAAAAAAAGTACATTTCAGTGATTTTATAAAAATTTATAAAACTTTTTAAAAAAATAAAATATTTTTAAGAAATGTACTTTTTTTAAAATATCTAATTTGAAATTTCTAATTCAGGAATTTTAATATATTCAAAAAAATCACTTCTTTCACTAATAGTAAGACAAGCCAAATATCTATTAATTCGTGATATAATTGGTATTTTAAAATTAATATGAAAATTGTCTAGCGCTCTTTTTTCACCATATATATTTTTTTTTAAATTATAAACTAATAATCTTTCAACCTTATTGATATTATTTTCAGTAATAATTTCACTATATAATTTTAAATCATTAAAATAATATAACAAATCTGTATCAAATTGTGAAGTAATATTATATTCATCTAAAATATCATTATTTTGTATAAAACCTTGTTCATTATACTCATTATATATTTTATCTTTCATAATTTTAAAATTTTTAATATCATTTAATAAATTTTTATTTTGCGGGAAAATAATATAATTTTCTATTTTATTAGTTATATCATCTGGTATATTGTATAAATAACTTAACTTATTTAATATACTCATCAAAAAAAAATTAAATATAAAATAATCAATTTTTATTACAATAATTATATAAAGATTTTAAAAATATTTACTTATAATATGAAAAGAAATAGAGAAAAAAATAATAAAGATTTTATAACAGATGGTTATACAACTGATAAAATAAAAGAAGTAATAAAAGAAATTAGAGAAAAATATAAAATAGAAGAATTAAATTCAATATTAACAGAAACAGAAATTGAAAATATAAAAAAAGAATACACATTTTTTAATTCAAGATATCCATTTTTATTTGATATGATATTAAAAAAAGATTTAGACTATAATAGAATAAATTATATGTTAAATTTAAGAGAAAAAATAGTTAATAATAAAACAACAGTTGAAAAAGCATCAGAAAAATTGGGTGTAGAAATGTATAATGAATATCATAAAAAATAATCTATAATATATATAGTAATATAGATTAAAATTTTCTAAAATAATGTTATATAGTTATATTGATAGAAATGTAGAAATAAAAAAACCAGTTTTAATAAATGCGGGGATATATAAAGAAGATGAAAATGATAATTTTTCGGGAAAACCATGGGGCAATGATTTTTTAAAAAAAAAATTAGAACCAACAGCTGAAATATATGCAAAAGAATTTTATGCAAAAAATCATATTCCATCATCTTTTAGACCAGGTAATAATTCTAAATTATTAGAATATGATTATTATGATGTTGAAAATTATAATGTAAAATGTTTTAATAATACTTTAAATACTAATCAAGTATTAATTTAGGTCTATATATAATTTTTGCATTGTCTTTAATAATTTGTGTAATATAATTATATGCTTCATCTACTTGTTCAAATGTTATTCCACCGGTAATTAAAATACTACCACTTTCAAATATTGCAATTGTTACCTTTTTACAATCACTATTAATATTATTTTTATTATAAGAATGAAAATCGCATATACATCTGCCATTTTTATTTTTATTACAATAATATTCTAATTTTACTCCCTGATAAATACCAGGTTGAAAACTACTTTTATTATTATATTTCGGACTTATTAAAATATTATGCAATTCTTTTCTTCTAATAATAAATTTATCAGTTAATTCTTTATTTGTATAAGTTTTAAAATCAGTATTTATCATTCTAATTTTAAAATTTGAATATTCAAATTTTTTTACAAACATTTTATCATTATTTGTGTCTATATTCTTATCTTTTTTATATATCGTTTTAATAATATTAATTATTTTTTCAGCAATAATTTTAGTATCTTTAACATCTTTTATACCTGTTAATTGAATATTGCCATTTTTAAAAATTTTAACGTTTGGCATATATATATCACTAATTTTATAAATTATTGTAATTTGATTATCAAAACGGTTTTTCTTTTTTTCTGTTTTTTTAGATTTTCTTATTTTTTTTGGATAAAATCCTTTAACATATTCAGTTTTATCTTTTAAATTTTGTATCCAAATAATTTCATTATTTTTATTAACTGGTTCAATATAATTAAATAAAACTGCTAAATCAATACTAATATCATTGCCAATATTAGCATTACACGTAATTGTAGATACTTTATATGGTGTAAAATAAATTTTACTCATAATAACATATATTATACTTATATTTATATTTATATCATTTTTTTTATTATTATTTTGATTGCAATAATATATTTATTCCAGTTTGTTGTGCTATTTTATGTGGCTTATCTTCATTTTTTGATTCAATATTTAACTGTTTTGTTATTACTGAATTATTAGTATTTTCTGATATATTTTTAATATAGGATGTATTAATTATTTCATAACTAGACGAAATATTTATCATAGGTGGTAAATTTAATACGTGTGATGTATCACAATCTTTATGCAAAGCACGATATTCATCTATATTTAATTTACCACCGCTAAAAATATTCAATAAATATCTAGATGGTGCAGGTCTTATAGGCAAATCCATATTATATATTTTTCCAACCATTTGTATTAAACTATTTATTTCCCATACTTTATCAGAACCTGAATTTATAGAAAAATTATATGCATTAGCACATTGTAAAGAACAAAATGAACCATAGTAATCAAATGAATTTAATATATTATTATAATATACGGGCATACCATATATTTTATATACAATTGGATGAACACACCAATAACAACATTTACCATTACATGGTTCATTATTACTATATTGATTATCTTTTTTATTATCCTCTATTTTTTTTTCATCTGTTTTAAAATAATTATTATCGCAATTTTCATTTATACATTTATTATCTGAATTAAAACAATCATATTTTTCATATGGTATAGGTGCTACTGCCGTTTGCTCTGTATCGTTTATAATACTGTCAATATTTTGTTGTGTTAGTGGTAATTGTAATATAATATGCTGATCCTCCTTATTTTCTTTTACTATTGTATTCATTAAATTTTTTTTATTTTTTTTTACATCTTTATCTTTATCAATTTCTTTTTTTTTACGCGGCATTTACAAACTATATTATTTATAATAAATATAATTCTTATTTATATATTTTAATGTTTAAATAATTTTTATATAAAAATTATATTATATATTTATAATAATGAAATTATTTAAATTAATAGCACTTAGTAGTATTTTTATAAATTTTATAAATTGTTACAGTTTTTCAGGAAGATTTATTCAAAAGAATAATATCATAAATAAAAGTGATGGGAGGTTATTTAATAATAAACTATATTATACACGAAAAAGAACAATGGGAATATATGCACGTTTTATGAATAATATTTCAAGAAGGGATGCTTTACTATTATCAAGTACAATACCATTTGTTTTAAATAATAAACCCGTAGAAGCAAAAAATATAAATATTAAAAAAGTTGCAGTTTTTGGTTCAACAGGATATACTGGTGGCGATACAATAAGAAATCTAATTAATAGAAATATTAATGTTATTGCATTTACAAGACGAAAAGTTAATATTGTTGACAAAGAAAATGCTGGTCCCGACACACTTGTAATAGATAATATTGAACAAAAAAATAGTTTAGAAAGTATTGTTGCTGATGTATTAAAACCAGAAACACTTGTTAATAAATTAAAAGATGTTGATGCTGTTATTTATTGCGCAGGTTCTAAACCAAAAGTAACTGCAAAACCTATACCGGGAGTTAAATTAAAAAATAGTAACTATTTTAATAAAAATAACTACTACGATATGAGCGAAGTTGATAGTAAATATGTTGAAGAAAGTAATCACGTTGAAGATGTTGGATTAGTAAATGTTGCCCGTGAAGCAATAAAACATAATGTAAAAAAATTAGTAGTAGTATCATCTATATGTTCTAATTGTCAAAAAAATAAAATTAATAATAATAAAATTGCAGGCGAAGTTACTGATAAAGGTGAAACTAGTTGCGAAATATGTTATAATAAACAAGAGGGCGAAGAATTAATTAAACTTATGTATGAAAAGGCACCAAGTACTCTAAGTTATACTATTATTCGCCCTGGTATGTTAACACCAGGTGAAAAAAGAGGAGCCGAAGAGATTGAATTTAATCAAGGAGTTAGCAAAAGTGGTATGATATCTAGAATGGATTTATCAGAAATATTAGTAGAAGCATCACTTAGTGATAATTCCAATAAAAAAACCTTTGAAGTTTATTATCGTGATACGGCACAACCAGTTGATATGTATAAATCATTAAAAACTTGTAAAGAAATGAATAAATCTGTAAAAGAATGTTTTTTTGGTGAAGAATATAAAGATTCAAAAGAAGAATTATCTATTGATAAATTATTAAAAACAAGACAAAAAGGAATAATATTTCCATCGGGATTTGAAGTTATTGGCAAAGATTATGATGATATGTTTAGTAAACTTAAAAATGATAAAAAAGAAAATTACGATTATAATATTTTAAAATCCAATGATATTATGTAAAAAAAGTATATAAAGATTTGATTATATATATAATCATAAATTATTCTAATGCTCTTGTAGCTTAATCGGTTAAAGCGTTGGTCTTATGAACCAAAGATTGGGAGTTCAAGTCTCCCCGAGAGCATTTTTTTTTTAATTATCTTAAAATGATAATTTAAGTGTTGATTGTATAATTAACACCCAGCAAGTTTTAATATATAAAGTTAAATGTTTAATTTAACATCCAGCAATTATGAATCTATAGCGAAAAGATAGAAAAATACATTTAAGTATTTTTTAATAATTATAAAAAAGTATAATTTTAATTAATTATATACAAAAAAAATAATTATTTTTATTAATTTATTGCCCCTTTAGCTCAATTGGATAGAGCGCTGGCCTTCTAAGCCAGAGGTTGAGAGTTCAATCCTCTCAGGGGGTGTTTTTTTTTATATTTTTTACAATTTTTTTATAAACTGTATACGCTTTTTCCGGACTATATCTATTTGCTGTATTAGTATCAATTATTTTAGTAATAAATTTAAAAATTAATTTTAAATTATTTAAATTTAAATTTAACTTATTTAAGCGTATCGAATCAACTAATATATCAAGTAAAACAATACCAAACATATATATATCATGTTTTCCTAGGTCTATTTTATTATTAGTAGTATTACTGTTATAATAATCTTTAACTATTTTATTTAAACCTTTATATATATAATTCATATATTTGTTATTATTATCATTCATTTTATTGGTAGATTTGCTCATTATATATTCGTATAAACTATAATAATTTTTATTATTTAGTTCAGGTGGATACTGATAATTTTCTTTTTTTTTATGAAATAATAAATAATCATTAAATTCATTTCTTTTTATTAATAATCCATAATCTATTAACTTTACAGAATTCTTTAAATATAATATATTTGGTGGTCTAATATCTTGATGTAAATAATTATTATTGTTTAATATAATTATTGTTTTAAAAATATTATCTAAACTTAAAAATACTTTTTTAAAAGTTATATTATAATTTGAAAATAAAAACCATAAATTTATTCCTCCATATTCATATATTATTTGATATATTATTTGTTCACTATCTCCATTAAATGTTTCAAGACATTTTTTATAAGTTTCTTTATTATATTCGCTTATTTTTTTTTTACAATACGATTTTAACTTAACTATTAAATTTTTATTTTTTAGTATATTACTAATTTTGTTATAATTCTTTATTTCATCTAAATAATAGTTTTTTTCCTTAAATAATTTGGCAATAGTATTTCGCCTTTTTATTTTTAAGTTAGAACATTCAATTGCCGGTTTAATAACACAACCATATGAACCTTCGTCTATATATTTAGTTTTCATTTCTTTCTTAATTTATCTATATAATTTTTTTATTTTGTTATAATAGAGAATTTATACTTAATAATGTTAGATTTTACTACTTTAAGAGAGAGTATTTTGAATAATGTGTATGTTAATGGTACTAATACTTATCGTATATTTGATAATACTGGTGCCGCGACGGGAGCAAATACATCTGGTGATATAGTTGAATCGTCAAACGTACGTGAAACAAATTTATCAACTAGAAATACACAAGACGACAAAATAGAAACAGATGGTGGCTTGGTTGGTGGAATAGATTATGTTCCATTTCAACAAACTAAATATAACAAAATTACCGATAAATATGATTATGATAATATTAATGAAAGATTAACAAACGAAGGTTTCAGATTATTAGAAACTTATAAAAAACAATTAAGAGAGGAGGACTATTTTGTACAATATGGTGGTTCAAATATAAACAATATATATTATTTAAAAAGAGATGAAGTTGATAATGATTTAGTAGCGGGTAGTAATTTATCAATTGAAGCACTTAAACAAATTCAAGATATAAAAGATTTTTTAGGAGGTGATGTTGGTTCTAATATTGAAGGTTCTACGGCAAAAATTAAGTATATTAGAAAATTCGATGCTGCAATTACAGGTGAATTAACAGAAACACAAAAATTAACACGAGAAGCCGCTAAATACGGACAAGATATTAAAGATTTTCTTGGTGGTTCATTTGGTGGTTCTAATTATATTAATGAAGATAATAGCCTATTTTCAAATGTATTAACAGGAACAAAAAAATTAACACGACGTGCTGCTAAACATGGACAAGATATTAAAGATTTTCTTGGTGGTGATTTTGGTGGTTCTAATTATATTAATGAAGATAATAGCCTATTTTCAAATGTATTAACAGGAACAAAAAAATTAACACGCCGTGCTGCTAAACGCGGACAAGATATTAAAGATTTTGATGGTGGTGTTTTTGGTGGTTCTAATTATATTAAAGAAACCGATACTGATTTTTCAAATGTATTAACAGGAACAAAAAAATTAACACGACAAGCAGCTAAACGTGGACAAGATATTAAAGATTTTGATGGTGGTGATTTTGGTGGTTCTAATTATATTAAAGAAACCGATACTGATTTTTCAAATGAATTAACCGGAATAAAAAAATTAACACGACAGGCGACACAACAAGGACAAGATATTAAAGATTTTGATGGTGGTGA